TCAGTACCGAGGCCGTATGGCAAGCTCTGCTGATCTGGGTGGCGGAAGCTCGAAGTGCGCGCTCAACAAACTCCCCAGCACCTCTACGCCCGGAGATACCACAGGGTCGCGGACGGCCAACAACTGCCCGCTTGATAAGCGCATGAGGTAATACATCCCGGTTCCGCCTGGTCGGTACACCACAGAGATGCCTGCTGGCAAAGACATTTCCCCGAAGATCGGGGCCGGGAGGACGAGCTGCTCGACCTCGTCGAGCGACAGGATGGCCGGACCACTGCCTAGGGGCGGTGGCCGGTCGCTTCGCCATTCCCCTCGCAGCTCCTCCGGGATGCCGAACAGCTCCTGGAGCTCGGCGTCGCTCAGGCCCAGGCCGGAGATGAACTTGTGCGCGTTCGACCGCTTCATGTTGGCGATGTCGACCGTGCCGCGTAAGTAAGCCTTCAGGGTTGCGAGCGGAATGCCCGTGACTTCGCTGAAGTCTGTCGCCAGGATTGGAATTGCGTCGAGTAGGTGTCTCGCCATCTGGCCGCGCGTGACGGCGTCGTTGACGACGGCCGGACGCTCGGTCCTCCGCTGGCGGGTTACTCGTCTCTCACTGCTCACTGCGTAATCATTAGGCAGGCTGCCCCACACATGCAAGAGCGGGGGGATGAAACGGCTGGGATTCCGGGACCTAGTACCCCCATTTTCGAAGATCGGATATTCGTCTTGATTGCACAAAGTATATTGACTATACTTTGTGCATGGCCGCCACTGCTACAGACCAGGAATTGACGACGACCAATCCGGAGCGCCTGCGGACGCTGCGCGAGGCCACCGGCCTGACGCAAGAAGAATTCGCCGGCGAGATGAAGATCGCTCGCGGGACCATCGGCAAGCTCGAAAGCCGCCCGGTGGACCGGATTGACCTATTCATCATGCGCCGCCTGAGCGCGCGCTTCGGAGTGGACGTCGACAACCTGCTCCAGGTCCAGAAGTGAAACAGCCTCGGCACATCCCCGAGCGCCGAGTGCCGGTGGAAATCATCCGGACTCCGAATCCTGCCCTCGCCCGCGAACAGCGTGCGGAACTTGCGGCTGTGGCGGCCAGCGTGAACCTCTCTCACCTCGCACCCCAGGTGCGTTCTGAGCAGACCTCGGGACACCGAGGCTGAAAACACCAATCCCCTCGGTCATAGCTTGGACGGCAGACACGAGGGGAAGGAGTAGGCATGAACTTTACACCGCGCCCCACCCTCTTGAACATCCCCCCACCGTACAAAAGGCCCTTGTACACCACGGTGGACAACGAGCTGCTCGGCCTGAGCACGCGCCTGGGGAAGCGCCGCCTGTTCCGGCACCGCATCTGGGCCATGCCGGACAGCGCCTGCCCCGGCTGGATGCAGATTCAGGTCATGCCAGGCTGGCTGACCCGCCGCCCGAGCGGCGCCGTAGAGCATGTCCAGCACTTGGTCTGTGCTGCTGGTGAATTCAGCACGCTGATTGACACCCTTGAGGAGCAGCACAACGTCCACCTGTGGGTGGCCCCGATCAAAACGCCAACCTCCTGGCCGCTGACCAACCGTATTTGGTGGGGCTACACCCTGCACGCCAAGACGCTCCGGCACCACGCCAAGCTGTCGGACCGGGTCCACCTGAAGGCGGTGGCGTGATGCTGCCCCGGTACCCGCTCACCCCTGGGCAGGTGGCGCTGACTACTGGCCTCCAGGCTGACCAGATCAACCGCTACATCGCTGACGGCGAGCTGAGCGCAGTAATCCACCCCGAGGCGCTTCAGGTTTTCACCTCTAAGCGCTTCGCCCAGGCCCTTCAGGTCATCGCGGACGACCGACTGACCGAGGCCGCCGCCGCGCCCGCCTTGAGCGCCGAGCAGATGGTCGAGGAGCTGGTGGCCGCTGACGCCGTGCTGCTGGCGGACTACATGGAGTCTCCAGACATCTGCGGGGGGTTCTTCACCGCGCTGGCCGGTGCAATCCGCCGCGCCGATCCGGGCAACCGGCACAGCCTTTACGCGGCCTTCCCTCTCACGTTGTACGGCTACCTCCAGCAGCAGCGCGAGTGGTCGACCCGGCCGTGCCCTGGCTGCGGCCTCAAGACCTGCCGGACGCCCAGTAAGTGCGTCGAGGCGATGCGCTGATGCGCGGCCGAATCCTGCTGGTGCTGTTCCTGGCATGCGTGATCGTGGCCGCGCTCGCGGCACCTCAGACCATGCCCATGAATGTCAGTGGCCCGAGCTGGAGCACCGCGCTGTTCGCGCTGGCCCTGACCGGCACGTATCTCACGGGTGCGGGCGGTGCCCTCCAGGGTATTGAGCGCCTTCTCAACTTCTTCGAAAGGCGGGACCACCGATGAAACTCAGCGACGTTCAGAAGCGCCTGCAAGCGCCGTTTCCCGCCAATCTTGTCCAATGGAAGCCCGGCAGCTTTAACAAAGAGCGGACCCGCGCGCTAATGCTCGCGCACATCGACGCCCGCGCCGTGCAGGACCGCCTCGACGCCGTGTGTCCCGACGCCTGGGAATTCGCCGTGGAGGTCGTGCCGGGAACGCGCCTCCCCACCGTGCGCGGCAGCATGACCGTCCTGGGCGTGACGCGCGAGGACATCGGCGAGGCCCCCGAGGGCGAGCTGAGCACCCTGAAGGCCGCGGCGAGTGACGCCATGAAGCGCTGCGCGGTCCAGTTCGGGATCGGTCGTTATCTCTACGACCTGCCCCGCCAGTGGGCCGACTGGGATGACACGCAGCGCGGCCCCGTGCTGTCGCCGGAGCTGCCCGAGTGGGCCCGCGCCGATCAGGAGCGCAGCCCCGGCGGCGCGCACCTCGTCCAGGCCATGGAGCAGTTGCGCTATGAACTGCCCGAGGATCTGGACCTGCAGCGCGAGGTCTACAAGCACCTGAAGGCCGCGCTGGGCAGCCTGCACCCGACTCCCCGAACGAGCGAAGCGTAATGGCGACCATCCCCCTGCACGGCAAGCGGGGGGAGGGCCAGGTCGCCCTCTGTGACGACCAAGACTATGCCCTCCTCTCGGAGCATCGCTGGCACCTGAGCAAGACCGGGTATCCCCGGACCCGAGCCATTGGCATGGCGTCCGGCACCGTTGACATGCACCGCCTCCTGACCGACGAGCGCGGCGGTCATTACAAGGACCACATTAGCGGCGACCGCCTGGACAACCGGCGCGCAAATCTGCGGGCCTGCACTCAGGCCGAGAACTCGCGCAACCGGAAGATGCACAGCAACAACAAGACCGGCTTTAAGGGCGTTTCGCCTTGGCGGGGGCAGTACCGCGCAGCAATCCATCTCGACGGTGAGCAGCGGTTCCTCGGCACCTTCCCACATCCAGCCCTGGCCGCCATTGCCTACAACGCTGCGGCCCGTGCGCTATTCGGCCCCTTCGCGCAGCTGAACGTCATTCCACCGCTCGACGTGCGCATCCTTGAGGAGGCCCAACGTGCCGCAGGTTGACGCACTGGTGGACGTGCTGAGCGAGATGTTCGCGGCGGCAGGCAGCGACGACAGCAGCCACCGCCGCCTGAGCAGCGGCCTGCACGTCAAGGTGGGAACGCGCGGTGCGCGCCGCATGGTCATCGTGTGGCGCGACGGCGACCGCCTCCCTGGCCGGACCGAGTGCCAGGTCGTGGGCGAGGACGCTGGGTTCTACGCCCCCAAGTACCGCTCCTGGAAGGTCCAGAAGTCGGCCGATGCGTTCCTGATCGAGGAAGGCTACCAGGGCGAGCTGTGCCGCCACGAATGGGCCACGCCGACCGAATACGTGGTCAAGCGGCTTATGGGCTACACGGCGACGTGTCTGATCTGCGGCGCGGTCTGGAGACAGGAGAAGCGCGCGAAGTCGGTTGCGCACGTCTACAACGGCGAAACCCGGCGAGAGCCGACCTTCGACCGCTTCTTGATCCTGGGCCCGGTACCGGCCAACGCAGAGGCCCTGGCCCCGCAGGCCCCCCAGGCTGCGCCGGTCGTATCGCAACCTGCGGTACGGCGCGACGCTGGCGAGGTCGCCGCGCTGCTGCACATGAGCCACAAGGAACGGCGCGCCCAGAAGGAGCGCGAGGTCAAGCGCCGGAAGGACGCTATCGAGCAAGCCCGCACCGAGCGCGAGCGTCCTGTCGTTGCCCGGTATGTCCGGGTGCTGACCCTATGCGCCCTAGGCTCTGCGGTACGTCATCCGGGTTGGTTCAGCCGGCCCGCCATCCTCCAGGCCCGTGTGGCCTGGATCAAGGGGGCGAAGTTGCCCGAGCTGCGCGAGGATCTGCACTCCCGGCACGGCCGCTCCATGCTGGCCTACAGCGTGACCATGCTGCTGCTGATACTGCGCTGGCCCCAGATCATGCGTGCCCTCCCGGCGGAGGCGACGGCGGCCACGGCTGCCGCCCCGGCGAAGGCCGCCAAGAAGCCCAGGGCGCCCCGTAAGCCCCGCACGAAGGCGGGCGAGGCGGCATGACCGGCCTAACCAGCAAGCACGCCGGGGTGCGCCTCGTAGCCAAAGTGATGGGCCCGAAGAACACCCTCGCAGTTCCGGTGCCGTTCGTGAAGCTGCTGGGCGACTACGCTTCCGCCGCGTTCTTGTCTCAGTGCCTGTACTGGTCCGACCGCACAAGCGACCCTGACGGGTGGTTCTACAAGACTGCGGCGGAATGGCAGACAGAGCTCCACTTGACTCCGGATCAGGTGCGCCGCTGCCAGCGCGTGTGCGGCGATTACCTGGAGATCGTGACCGGCGGAAAGGACAACCGGACCAACTACCGCATCGAATGGGAGGCCCTTGGAGAGGACCTGATGGCGATGGGCAGTCAGGAGTCCGGTTCGGGCAAAACCCCAAACCGGTTTGGGCAAAACCCCAGACCGGTTCCGGCAAAACCCCAAAGCGGTTCCGGCAAAAACCCGAACCCTATAAATAAGGAAGCAAAGACTACGGCAGAGACCACGGCAGAGAGGGGCAGACCCGCCGCCGCCGTTCGTGGAAGAAGTGAAAGACCCTCTGGTCGCCAGGCAGGAACCCAGGAAGCGAACGCCGATCAGTCACAGGATCAGGAACAGTCGCAGGCAGGCCAGCAAGACGACGCCACGAGCAACGGAAATGTTCCGGGCGGCGCGGCGGCGGCCCTGCGCCCTGGCGAGGTTGCCCTGCGGTCTGCGATGGGGCACAAGCTGTTCGACGAATGTCTGGCCGAGGACCCCGACCGCGCCGCCTGGGGTGACCTGAGCACCGAACGCATCGGAGAGATCCGCGCAGACGCGAAGGCTGAAGCCCGCAAGAAAGGCGTCGAGAAGTGGCGCACGCCGTTCATCGCCTTGCTGGATAAGGCCATCGTCGCGCCCGCCCCCGAGGCCAGAACCAACAAGCCTTCATCCGCTGCCGTCGCTGCCGACGTGCGCGCCCGCCTGAGAGGTAACCGGAAATGACCACCCCCCTTGTCACCCCCGAGCAGGTCGATCCCCAGGTGCTGGGCCTCGCCAAGCTGCTGAACGCCCACCCGACCGCTGCCCGCGTGCTGCGCAACAGCATCGAGCGGCAGCAGGCGCTGCGCGACAGCGCCCGGCCAGCACCGACCGACCACCTGATGAACTGCCCTCACTGCGATGCGCCCGGCGTCGTGTACGTGCGCCTGCCCTCGCCTGCGGGCATCCGGGAGTTCCGCCGCCGTCCCTCCGACTGCTGCCAGGCCGCCCTGCGCGACTGTGCGGAAGCCGAGCTGCACTTCGCCCTCAGCCCCGCCAACGACCCGCACGAGCGCGGGGTGGCCGCCGACCGATACGCCGCCATCTGCAAGAGCCTGACCAACCCGGTGTTCCTCGATGAGCTGGACGCCTACGCGGCCGAGTTCGATGGGGTCGAGGACCGCATCACGGGTTTGACGCGCGCCCAGGGCGGCCAGGAGTGAGCGCCCTGCCGCCGATCGGCACCGGCATCTCGCACAAGGAGCATGGGTCGGGCACTGTGAAGGCCGTCCTGCCGGACTTCGAGAAGACCGGCGCGGTCGTCATGATCAACGCGCGGGACGAGTACCTCGCGCGGCCTGACGCCTTCGTGCTGGCAGGCGAAGCCCCTGCCCCAGCGTCCCAGCTCGGCCCGCTGTTCGGCGGTGCCCGATGACCACGCGAATGGCCCGCGCCCTCCAGCGCAGCGCCGCCGCCGATCAGGCCGGGCATGGAGTCATTAGCGACCCGCTGCGCCTTCCCTTCGCGCGCATCCTGCAAGAAGTCCGGCAGATCCGTGTCAGTGAAGCCTACCGGCGACTAGTCCAGGCCGGTGCCGCCGCGCTGAGCTTCGGGCAGCAGGAAGCGGTGTACCTCGATGCCGTCAAGGGGCTCACGCGCCACGACCTGGAGGTGCTTGTCCGCAGCTTCCGTCAGCTGGTCCTCGACATGGAAGACCGACCTTACACCGACCTGCTTGGTCCGCTCTACATGGAGATCGGCCACAAGCTCGACAAGCAATACGGCGGTGAATTCTTCACCCCCCAGGCCATCAGCCTCCTCATGGCCCGGATGAATTTCAGCCGCGACATGTTCCGCGCTGGCGAGGTGCTGATGTGCAACGAGCCGGCAGCGGGAACCGGCGGAATGGTGCTCTCGACGGCCCAGGTGCTTGCAGAGGACGGCATCAGCCCTTTGCACATGCGCTGGGTAGTTCAAGACATCAGCGCCCAGAGCTGCTGGGGGGCATACATCAACTGCACGCTCTGGGGTATTCCAGCGCACGTCGTCTGCGGCAACACGCTGTCTTTAGAGCGCCGCTGGGAATGGAGAAACCGCTTCTGGCACATGGCGAAGCCCTGGCCAACCTTTGAAGAGCTTCAGGACCAAGCCGACGATCAGGCCCGCACCAATCAGGTGATTGAGGCTATGCGCGGCTTCCTGGCAACGGTGAGTTTTCAAGATCAGCCCAAGGCCAAGAGCAAGACCGAGCCTCTAAACCCTGCAGCCGACTTTGGCCCGCTGTTCGGCGGCTTCCAGTGAGCGGCCGCCCTCTGCCGCAGCAACTTCGTGAAAGTGAGTCCGTTTCTGAAATTGGGCCTGTGGGTCCGGAGGTTTTTATGACTGCAACAACCGAAAAGAAGGGCCGCAAGTCCGCGAATGAAATCGCTCCTGGCGCAACTCTGGAAGGTGTTGAAACGCAGGCCTCCGAGATGTCAACGGCGGCTCCGGGTACAACTACCGTTGAGGAGATGACAGACGCGGATTTTCAGCGGATGGCAGGGCAAACTCGCGCCAAATTGCAGGCTAGCCATAAGCCCCGTGTCGCCTTGAAGAGTGCGGCGGCGGATCAGGCCCAACCGGTCGGTAACGTGGCGGCAGTGGCCGACGTGGTGCCCGAACCCGAGCTGGTGGCCGACGCGCCCGCCCAGGCCTTGACTCCAATCCTGGCCGACAGCAGCCTCAGCATGTTCCGGATCGACCAGCTCGTCGCCAGCGACCTCAACCCGCGCAAAGACTTCGACCCGGTTGCCCTCGAGGAGCTGGCCGTGTCGGTGCTGATGAAAGGTCTGATGCAGAACCTCGTGGGTCGCATCGCCGAGAACGGCCAGGACGTGGAAGTGATCGCCGGTGGCCGCCGCCTGCGCGCGCTGAAGCTGCTGCACGAGTCGGGCCGCGTCCCCGCCGATTACATGGTGCCCGTGCGGGTGCAGGTCCTGAACGACCTTGAAGCCCTCCAGTTGGCGGTCGCCGAGAACATGGAGCGCGCGGACATTGACCCCCTCCAGGAAGCCGACGCCTTCGCGCAAATGGTGACCCTGGGCGCTACCCCGCAGGACCTCGCCCTGCGCTACGGCCGCAGCGTGCGGTTCGTGCAGGAGCGCCTGGTGCTGGCCGCTGGATTAGGCGAGGACGGCCGCAAGCTGTACCGCGAGCGTGAAATCAACCTCGGGCAGGCGCAGGTCATCGCCCAGACCACCGGGCCGCTGCGCAAGCACGTCGTGGAAAGCGCGAAGCGGGGCACGAACGTCCAGGGCCTCGCGAGCCTCATCAAGAAGAGCAGCTTCCTCGTCGAGCACGCCAGGTTCGACGTGGCCGCCTCCGGGCTAGAGATTCTGGAGGATCTGTACCACAGCCAGCCCGCGCGCTTCGCGGATCCCAAGGCGGCGCTCGCCCTCCAGCTCGACTGGGCCAAGGCCCGCGAAAAGGAATTGACTGGGAAGACGGGACAGTTTTTCGTCGAACTGCGCAAGATGGATTCGGAATATCTGCGCCTCGCTTACGACGAGTTCACCACCTATGACGCGGATAAGAAGCTGTTCGGGACGATCATTCTGGTCAGCACAGTGACCGGTGAGGTCAAGGAGGAGCGCGCCGCACGCGTGGCCGACGCCAAGAGCGAACGCGCCAAGCAGCAGGCCAAGGAGCGTAGCGCTGCGGCTTCGGAGGCCTCCGGCAGTGCAGGCGGAGCCATCCGGAAGTCTGGCTGGACGGACAGCCATGTCGCCCGCGCTACGGCGCTCCGGACAGCACTGGTCGGGGACCACAAGCGGACTGTGGCGCTGACGATCCTCTCGATTCTGGAGGCGGCGCCCGTAACGCTGCGGGGCAGCTTGACCCACACCCAGGCGGTTCCGATCCCGGCGGGCATGGACCGGCTGCGCGAGATCGACGCCAAGCTCGGCGGGGCGCTGGCCGTCAACGAGCACCACCAGCCCAAACACCTCATGGGCGTGAAGTTCAGCTACAGCTCGGAGGGCAAAGAGGTCTATGAGTTCCTCCAGAAGCTGCTGACCCTTCAGCTGGAAGAACTGCTGGACATTCAGAGCGTGCTGATCGCCCAGGCGGTAGGCGGCTGGAGCGAATACAACCCTGTGCATGCGCCATACGCATTCGTGACCCGCCTCGCGGCCGACACCGGGGCCACCATCAGTTACAAGCTCACCGATGAGCACCTGAAGGCCTACCCGCGCGACCGCCTGCTGGAGCTGGCGAAGGATGCCGGGATTGAGGACGGCGAGGGCCTCGGCAAGCTGTCGGGTCTATCCACTAATACGCAGATTCGCGCGGCCATCCTCGAACACGCGGTGGCCCTGCACGAGCGCGGCTACGTGCCTCCGCTGGTCCGTTTCCCGGTGGGAGATCAGGTCTCCGCCGAAGACGCCCAGTACCGCGCCCAGGCCCTCGACCTGATCGAAAAGCTCACGGTTCAGCAGACCTCTGCGTTGGTCGAGGACCTGGCGCTCGACCCGACTGACCCAAAAGACCCGCGCCCGGCTGACCAGATGCTGCGCGCCGAGCTCAACGTCATGCCGATAGAAGAGCTGCGCGGCTGGGCGCTGCTCAAAGAAACCGCGAAGGCCGTCATGCTCCCCGACTCCGCAACCGCCGCCGACTGAAGCCCTCTCTGGGGGCTGCTGCTGCGGCCCCCGCCCTGAACCGGAGGAACCACTATGACTACCCTGGACACCCTGCTGAACGACCTCAAGACCGAACGCCTCGCCCAGATCAGCCGTGAGGGCTGGACCCCGGAGCATGACGACACCCACGTCCAAGGCGACTTTGCCATGGCGGCCGCTGCCTACGCTGTTGCTGGCCGCTCGGAAGACGATTCTGACGGCACTGCCCCCGCGCTGACGCGCGTGCTGTGGCCCTGGACGGCCGCCGAACTGAAGCCCCACGACTACCGTTGCAACCTGCTGCGAGCCGGTGCCTTAGTGCTGGCCGAACTGGAGCGCGTGGAGCGGATGGCCGATACGGTCAAGTTCTTCGCGGTGGGCGAGTCCAGCGAGATCTACTTCGCCCGCGACCTCGACGCCCTACGCGACCTCCTGGCCGAACGCGGGTGCCTGCCAGAGCACCCCGCCGAGATCTGGGAAGTGCCCGGCAACCGCATGGGCGCGTTCGACGAGGCAGGCGAGAAGCCGGGCACGCTGCGCCAGGTGTTCATCGACACCTACGCTCACATGCCCCCGCCGCCCGCCGAGCAGCTCCAGAGCCACTACAACTGACCTTCTAAAGAGCGCCCCCTACGACTGCAACGGTCGTAGGGGGCGCTCTCTGAATATTCAATATCCTTCTTGAATGCCTAAAGTATATTGAATATACTTTAGGCAGAGCTGCCACCGGGGCAGCCCCTTCCCCAGGCCGGGGGCGTCGCCAGAGATGCCCCAAAGGACCGCCATGCAGCCGAGCACCTATCAGCAGGAGATCTTCAATTGGGTCAAGTCCGGGAGTGGGCACGCCATCGTTGCCGCGACCGCCGGAGCGGGCAAGACCACCACCGCCGTCCAGTGCGCTGGCCTACTCGCCGGTCGTCAGGTCCTGTTCCTCGCGTTCAATAAGCACGCGGCCGAGCAGCTGAAGGAACGTCTGCCCGCTGGATGCACGGCCAGCACCATTCATAGCCTGGGCATGGGCGCGCTTCGCCGGGCGCTCCCCAACGGGGCACCCAACACCAAGAGCGACAAGCTCAAGGCCGTCTCGGCGATGGTGCTCGACCCGCTGATGATTCAGAACCTCGAGACGTACAAAGCCACCCAGGAAGCCCTGATGCGGCTGGCCGACTTCGTGCGCCTCACCCTGACTGATCCGGCCAACCCGGAAGCGGTGCTCGACATGGTGGACAGCTACGGCGTGGACCTCGATCCCGAAGTCGAGGCGGCGGCGCTCAAGCTGCTGCCTGACGTGCTGGCGCACAGCGAGCGCCTGGCGCGTGAGCAGGGGATCATCGACTTCACGGACATGATTTACCTGCCGGTCCAGTGGGGCCTACGCCCACGCACTTACGACTTCGTGATCGTGGACGAGGCGCAGGACCTGAACGCCGCGCAGCTGGAGGTCGTGCTCTCGGCCGTCAAGCGCGGCGGCCGCGTTATGGCAATTGGGGACCGCAACCAAGCCATCTATGGCTGGGCTGGGGCCGACCACCGCAGCATGGATGTGATCAAGGCGCGCCTCGGCGCGGCCGAGCTGCCCCTGAGCGTCACTTACCGCTGCCCCGTGTCGCATGTGCGGCTGGCCCAGGCCGTCACCCCGGACATCTTGCCGGCGCCTGGGGCTGCCGAGGGCGTGGTACGCGACGTGAAGCGCGAGGAGCTGCACAAGCACGTCGCGCCCGGCGACCTGATCCTGTGCCGCGTCACGGCCCCCCTGATTGCCGCCTGTTACGAGCTGATCGGAGAAGGCGTCAACGCGACGGTGCGCGGGCGCGACATCGCGGCGGGCCTCATCAAGCTGATCGAGAAGATCATGGGCCGGAACCCGGACATGGCCGCCTTCCCGGAGCGGGTCATGGCCTACCGCACTCTGCAAGTGGCCAGCCTCACGAGCCGACACCTGGGCGACGAGGACAAGCTGGCGCGCGCCGTGGACGACCTTGACGACAAGTTGGAGGTCCTGAAGATCGTCGTCGCGAAGGCGAATCCCCGCACCGTCAGCGACCTGAAGAACGCGCTCAACAGCATCTTCGACGACAGCCGCCCGGCTGTCATTTTGTCGACCGTCCACCGCGCGAAGGGCCTGGAGGCGGACCGCGTGGCGATCCTGCGCGGCGAGCTGCTGCCCCACCCGCGCGCTAGCACTCCGCAGGACATCGAGGGCGAGCGGTGTGTCAAGTTCGTGGCCCTCACGCGCTCGAAGCGCGAGCTGCTCTGGGTGCTGGAGTCCGGCCAGCAGCCTGCGCTTGACGCCCCGGCCCCCGCGCCTCTCCCCCTGCCGCTCGACGACCGCGCGCGGCTGCTGGCCCTGGGCTGGACCGTCAAGGAGAGCCGCCCGGAGTCCGGCCTGCGCCGGGTGAACATCCGGCACACCGACGGCCGCGAGACCGGCACAGCACACGTCAGCGAGGAGAAGGCGCTGGCTTCGCTGCTGGCCCGCCTGACCTTGAACTGAGTTCTCCACGGGGGCTGCTGCTGGCGCCCCCGCTTCCCCTTGGGGCCTACGTGAGCGAACTCGAATGGCAGACCAAGCCCGCCCTCCGTCACTGGGTCCGCTACGCCGCCGACCTGATCCACCCGAAGACGACCCGCAGCAGTTACCCCGTCCTAGACGAGTGGTCGGAGTTGCAGGACTACGCCCGCGACCTCGTGAAGGCGAGTGAGGCCGGGGCCAGCACCTCAACCCAGTGGGCCATCGCCGACCAGATGAACACCGTGCTGCAGGACATCCAGATCGCCCGCCACGACAAAGGAGCTTCACGATGATTCCGACCCCCACCCAAAAACAGCAGGCCGCCCTCGACGTGTTCCAGGACCTCGCGACTGACCCCATGCTGGCCGTGCTCGACACCGAGACGACAAGTCTTACCGGTGAAGTGATCGAGCTGGGCATTGTGGACGCCTGGGGACGCACGCTGTTCAACGCACGCATGCGCCCGAGCTGCCCAGTCACGGCAAAGGCTCAGGAGATTCACGGCATCAGCGACGCCGATCTTGCCGACCTGCCGACCCTCGCGTACTTCTGGCCCAAGCTTCGCGAGGTTCTGCGCGGTCGCCGGGTGGCCATCTTCAACGCAGGATTCGATTGGCAGCGCCTCCTGCAATCGCTTGACGTGCATGTACCGACCTGGCAGAGCGATGATCTGGATCTCGTCTCAGATCTCATGGAGCGCAGCGCCTGCGTCATGCTCGCCTACGCCCCTATCGCCGCCGACTGGGACACCCGCTGGGCCGAGTACCGCTGGCCCAAGCTGGAGCGCGCCTGCGCCCAGCGCAAGGTCGAGACGTTCGACCTCCGCAAACACGCGGCCCTCGACGACGCCCTGGCCACGCTGCGGCTCATCCAGGCCACGGCCACCCTGACCACTGCTGACGTGCCCTGGATCGGCAACGAGGCTGGAATCGTCCTGCGGGCAACGACGTGAATACCGCTCCTCAATTGCTCACCGCCCTGGAGCGTGAAGTGGCGCTCGTGAAGGCCCTCTCCCTCTCGCGCCCCTGGAATCCGGCCATTGAACGCCATGGCAAAGGCGTCGAGAATCGCCCCAGGTGGGCCCCTCACCCCCACCTGATGGCCCAGGCACGGCGGATCGTCGGTCAGGACATCGCCCTACACAGCAGCGGGACCTATGACAAGGCAGGGGCCGACTACATCGAGCGCGTGACCGGCGTGCGCTATGGCCGCAAGGACTCTCCCGACAAGGCCATCACCAGCGTCGTACACGTTACGGGGCTGCTGCTCCCCGGCGACCCTTGCCCCGAAGGCCAGGAGAAGTGGTACTTCGGCAGCGTCGCCCTGGTGCTGGACAAGGTCCGTGTGCTGGCCGTGCCGGTCGCCACCCCAGGAGGGTTGGGGCTGTGGAACTTGAAGACCGAGATTCTCGCGCAGGTCGAGGCGCAGCTATGACCGGCAAGGACAAGAAGCGACCGACGACTGCCCAACTCTGGGACCAGGCCAAGGGGGTCCAAGTGCGGTTCGACGAGCTGCTGATTGAGCACGGCTATGTGCAGCCCGCCCCCGACTTCCCCGAGGACAGTCCCCTGACGGTCGAGGAGATCCGCGTGCTCGCAGCCAACGCGCACCCTTACGCCGAGCGGCTTTATAGCGGCCTCGGCGCCAGCGTAGTCGAGAAGAAAATCGCGGCGCTGATCAAGGGCCTAGCGCTGGGCGTAGACCAACTGCTGGCCGCCCAGGCCGCGCCCCTGTCGGCCGAACGGCTCGCGGCGCTGGAGGCCGAGGCGCTGGCCACGCGCGACCGCATAGAGGCCTCCAGCCACAAGAACCGCAACGCCGCCACCGGAGTCGCCGGGCTGCTCGCCGGTGCCTGCCGCGACTACAGCCGCGCCGTGCTGCCGCTGCTGGCCCAGCTCGACGCCCCCACGCCCACCGAGGACCTGAAATGAGCGACGAACAACAGACCACCCCCGTCGATACGCGCACCCTCCCCCTCCCGGCCACGCTGGAGCGGCTGGCCCAGGTGCGCCCCGACCTCATCAAGATCTGGCCGCTGGGCACCGACGGCAAGGCTCGGACCTTCAGTGCCGAGATGCCCTACTCCGACGCCTACACGGGGCCGGATCATGGCCGCTGGTCGGACATCTTCAGCCAGACCCTGCCGGACGGGCCTTACGAGATCCGGGCGTGGGCCATGGCCGCCTTACAGGTCCGAGTGCAGCACGCCATCCGGCAGCGTGGCTGGCTCTACACCCTGTGCGCCGCCGAAGAGGGTGCCTTCGTGCAGATCCATCAGCCTGTCGGCCCCCTGCTTGCCGACTTGGCCGAGGGCGAAGGCAACAGCGAAACGCACGCCCTCCTGGTCGCCCTGCTGCGCGCGGAAGAAGTGGTCGCTACCTTCCAGGCGGGTCAGCAGTGACCCGGCACGGCTTGACGCTGGAGCAGGCCGCCTTCGAGGCCTTCGGCGAGGCGTGGAAGCGCCTGCGCACCGTCGAGGAAGCGGTGAAGGCAGGAGAGGGCGCCTCCTTCACCCACCATGAAGCGATACGGGAGATGCGAGCGGCGGCGGCGTCAGTGCGCGCGGCCGTCCTGACGCCGCTCGCCGCCGACCCGACCACGGCGCAGCTTCAGGCGCAAGCCTTCGCCACGCTCCGGGAAACCGTGACGTGGTACGCCGACAAGAGCAATTACACCGACGGCTCCCCAGGTGAATGGAGTCCTCAGCCCCTCCACACCTTCGACCACCCCAGCGACTTCGAAGACGACGAAGGCCAACGTGCCCGCGCCGCACTCGCCTCCGTGCAGGCGCTCGGGCCGCTCTTCGACGACACACCTGAGCGGTCGGGCAGCGACACTTCTGAGGTATCCGGAGGCACAGGCCTCACGCTGGAGATCCCCCTCGACCTGGCGCATGTGATCGTGGGGATCGGAGACGCGAAGCCGCAGTTCACTGAAGCGCTGACCGCCAAGCAACACGGCCACTTGATGACTGAGAATGTACTTCTCACGGCCCAGCGCTTCGAACTGCCCGACCAACGCGAAATGCACTGGGTCGCCGTACCGGGTGACCTAGCCCTGGCCTTCACGGGTACCAGCCCCAACAGCCCACACGTCGCGCGCGCCCTGGCCGGCGCCTGGAACCTGCTGCGGTTTCACGCCCAGGCGGCGCTCGTGCAGGCTGCGGCCGCGACCGGTGACACGCCCGTTGCACCGGAGGCAGAGACAGGGGGCGAGGAGCAGTGAGCGTAGCTGGGAACCGAGACGGCCTAAGTCGCCGCGAATATGGTCGCCAGCAGAAGCGTTTGCGGGAGGCCCTGGGGCGCGACGTGGACGCCGACCTGCCGCTCTATCTGCGCCGTATGCCGGAGAAGCTGGATTGCGCGCCTGCCCTGACCTTGCAGGAACCAGCGCCGGACGGTCGCCGGTGAGCTTCATCGACGTCGAGAAGATCATGACCCCCGAGGAGCGGGCGCGGCTCGTCGAACTGGAGACTCAGGTCATGGTGGGCGGAGCGGCGGCGGTCCTGGCCGGGAAGGCCCTGACCGAGATCCGTGATGCCCGCCTCTACCGGGCCGAGCACGCCACCTTCGAGGCCTACACGCTGGCACGCTTCAGCATGAGCCGCTCGCGGGCCTATCAGCTGATCGAATATGCCGCTGACGCCAGCGAATTCGACCTCCGGGGCTGGCAGCTTCCGCCCGAGCGCATCACCCGCGCGCTGGGCGGCGTGGTGCCTGAAGACTGGCAGGTCGTACTCGATGTGACCCGCGCCACGACCGGCAAGCAGAAGCCCTCCAGCGCCGACGTGGCCGCCGTCGCGGAGGCCGCCCGCACCATGGCGAACGGCGTCCATATCCAGCACCCCGTCACCGGCGAGCAGGTGCCCTACAGCAGCCTGCCGCCCGAGAAGCGCGGCTTCGCCCTAGCGACCGCCGTGCAGCGCGGCAGCCGCGAGCGCCGCGACTACCAGGGCGCCGACTTCCAGGGCAACGCCGATCAGGAGAAACCCTGGGACTGGCTCGACGGCCTGCGCTCCAGCGGCGCCGACGTGGCGGTCCTGGGCCGCGCCGACGGCTGGCAGGTCACCGCCACCGACCGCACGACCGGCGAGGTCCGTGAGGGCCCCACCCGACCGAACCAGTGGGACGCCATCCGAGGTGCCCGGGCCGCCTGGGAAGGAGAGCTACCGACATGACCACCCCCGCCCACCAGGCCGTCCTCGACGTGATGCTCACAGATCCCGACCGCATCTGGCCCAGCGCCGAGATTGCCGCCCGACTCCAACTCGTGCCCAGCGTCGTCAGCGGCCGGCTCCGGACGCTTGCCCTCACCCTCGACGTCGAGAAGGTGGCCACCGGCCGGTACCGCCTCCGTCTCCCCGGCGCGCCCGCGCCAAGTGCGCCAGAGCCGCTGCCGGAGCCTCCTCCCCTCGAAGCCCCCGCCGCGCCCTTACCTGCACCCACGCCGCCAGTGCACAGTCCCCTGCCCGTGCAGGCCCTCGGCCGGGTAGATCAGGACGCCGTACAGCGGCTGCGCGACCGCCTACAGACTGAGCCCGCGCCCATTCCTGTCGCCGCGCCGCCTGCGCCCCCTCCCCCGCCCTCCCCAGTCAGCGACCTGGAGGTCGAGCAGTTCGTCCTGAAGGTCCGCAACCTCACCGTGGACCGGCGCAAGGGGAACGCGCCCGGCGCCGAGACCCTGGCCGGGCGGCTGCACTGGTCCCTCGCTCGGGTGCGCGACGTGGGCGCCGTCGCGGTGACCCGCAAGCTCGTCGTGCGCGACCTGTACGGCCGCTACAGGCTCGCGTGAGCTCCGTCCCGGTTCAGCTGCTCACGCTGCTCTGGCGTGAGCCGGGCCGGGAGTGGCGGTACCCCGAGATGACGGCCGACCTGAGTCTCACCCGGGAGCAACTGCACCACCCCCTCTCCCGGCTGCTGGCCGACGACCGCCTCGAGCGTGTCGGCCGAGGCCTCTACCGCGTCGACCCGGAACGGCACCTCCAGCCCCAGGGCCTCCCCGAGCCTGCGCCCCAACTTCTGCCCTGCCCCGTCACCGCCGCCGTCCAGAAGCTGGGCACCATCGAGCGCCAGTGCTGGGCCCTGCTGCACCCCGACCGCCCCCTTACCGTCCAGCAGGTGGCCTGCCGCTACGGCATGTCCTACAGCCTGGCGGAGCGTTCCCTCAGCGTCCTGGTCCGTCACGGCGTAGCCGAGCTGCAGGACGGCACCTACACCCGGAGAGCCTCATGACCCCCTGTCCCCATTGCCACCAGACCCAGCACGCACTCACCTGCCCTCGTCACCCGGTCGCCCGCGCCCGAGCGGCAGCGGCCGCCAGTTGCCTGGGCGGCGTCACAGCCCCCGAGGACCACCTGACTTTGGACCGCATGGTTATCCCCTACGACGCCGAAACCGGCAGAGTGGTTCAGGGCCGCTATCTAGGTCTCCAGGCGCACCATGCCCGCGCGATGGCCGGGCAGGACCTCAGCCGTGCCTACCGGATCGTCGAGGTTCAGATCACGCGCTTCCGGCCCTGGTGGCGGTTGTGGCGTAGCACGGCGGCGGTGGTGCTGCTACCTTCTTTGCCGAGATGACCCGGATGTCCGACGCGGACCTGCGGCGCTACCAGCGCCGGCACCCGCACCTGTTTCCCGACCAGCCCGCGACCCCTCCACCGGTCGCGGGCTATCTCGCGGCCAGCCAGAGCAACGGCTACGCGAAAGAGGCCGACTTCCAAGCCGCCGCCTGCGCGCAGCTGAAGGCGCGCGGGTGGCGCGTGCAGGAAGCCCTCAAAGGCAGCGACAGCGGCGGCACAGTCTGGTACACGCCCGGCTGGCCGGACCTCCAGATGTACAAGCCGGACGGCCAGCGGCGCATGTGGTTCGTCGAGCTCAAGCAGCCCGGCAAGAAGCCAACCGCCAAGCAGCTCGAATGCCACGAGTACTTACGGGCCGCAGGGTTCCTGGTCGTGGTGGCCTGGCACCTCGACGCCGTGCTGGAAGCCGAGGCGACCCAATAGCCGTTTTCAGACCCGCAAAAGACATTGGATATACTTTTTCCCTAGACTGGGCGCGATTCCCCCGCGCCCATCGTCTTTTCTCTCCCAGGAGTCCACTGCGTGTCCGAACTGCCCGGCCTGCCCGAACCTGACCTCTACCGTCTCCTTGCCGTCTTCTCGGGCCAGCCTCTGCTCTCGATCCCCGCGCTCGAAGCCGCAGGCCTGCGCCCTAAGCTCCAGGATCCCGACGACCTGCGCGATCCCGCGCGTCACAGCATCAGCGACCACCACCGCGCCCTGCTGCGGCACCTGCACGAGGAGACCCGCCGCATCCGGTGGGTCATCTGGAAAGACAAGAAGGGCCGCACGCTCGATGAAGGCTACGTTCTCACGGGCTACGGTGAAGTGAAGTTGGTCGAATGGCGCGACACCTACGGCCCAGCTCAGGTGCCCAGAGTGGGCCTGGGCGAGCTGGCGCGGCGGCGCCTGGTGCAGCAGCTTGTGCTGCTGGGTGGGTTCGGGCGTGAGGTCGTTACGGCGGTCGGAGCGCTGGAGGCGACTGGCCTACGCGAAGAAGGCCTTCAGACCCCGCTGCATGAGGAACACACGGCGTTGCTGCTCGACCTCCAGCGCAAGGGCTGGATTGTCGTCTCGGGCCGCGGCTACGTGCGTACGCCCGCTGGCGACGTGGCGGCCGCCTCGCGCCGTGCCGAGCTGGCCAGGAAGTCGCCGTGAGCAGCGCGAAGGCCATCAAACCCAAGCACCCACTCGTTGCCCGCCCGGCGCCAACGTGGAAGGAGAGCCTGGCCGCCGCCTTCGCCGCTGACGACCGCCGCCTTGAGGCAGCCAACGCCCGCCCCAAGGTGCTTCCCAGCTCGCCGCTTATGGCGCTGGCCCAGGGCGCCGAGGTGTTCTACCGGCCGCCGCGCGCGACTCACCCCCGCTTCGGCCAGCGCGCCCAGGTAGTGCGCACGCCGCGCGCCGACGTGAAGTCCCCCAGCGTCCGGCTGAAGTTCGCCGACGGCGAGCTGCTCAGCGTACCGCTGCTGCACGTCGCCGCCGCGCCGCCCCCTCGTGCCGATCCCCCGGCGCTCGTCGAAGCCCGCAGCCGCCCCACCTGGGGCCGCTGGGTGCAGCAGCTCCGCACCCTCCGCGCCCATGAGGCCGCCCTTGAAGACGAGCGGGCGCAACCGGGTGCTACGGTTTCTCACCTCCAGCTCGTCGAGAAGGAAGCGGCCCGGCTGCGGCAAGACGCCGACCAGCGAGGCCGCCAGCTCGCCGCATCGGTGGCCCCGATCGGCGCGACCCGGCCGGAGAAGGACGCGCTGTTCCAGGTCCTGCTGGGCGCAGCGACCGCTGAGGCGGCGGCGGCGAACCTGGCCGGGCGGGACGGGCGCGGTCCTGTGCAGGCCCCCGTGCTCGCGGCCCCGGTGCGCGACCTCACGCCCGCCGACGTCGAACGCGGCAGTCGAGCCATGCTGAACAACGTCGCCAAGTGCGTCCACCGCCGATATTTTCTGAGTGATTCCGATGTACTGGAGCTGACGGCCGCCGAGCGCGAGGAGGCGCAGATCCACCGCACCCTCTCGCGCGTGATCGGCCTAGCGCTGGCCGACGAGGGCGGTACCGACGCGCCCCTGAGCGACTCGCGCAAGGGTAATGAACTCCAGGGGCAGCTGCACGACAGCCTGGTCAACGCCTACCCGCTCTCCCTGGAGGTCTGCCAGTTGCTCGCCGCCGGCAAGGTGGCCCAGGCGACGGCGCTGGCCGACGAGGTGCAGGGCCTGCGCGCGACCTACGTCGCGGTCAACGCCGAGCTGGAGCGCGCCCGGCCCAAGCACGGCACTGGCCGCTACTTCCACGGCGACGTGCTGTCCGTCCGCGAACCGCTCGAAGGCGGCGGCATGGTCCAGTACTACGCCCGCCTGATCATTCTCTACGGCCCGGACGGGCACAGCGTCCTCGTGGCCAACGCGGCCGAGATCGAGAGCTTGACCGGCACGCGCGCCGGCCCGCAGGCCTGGGGGTCGCTCTGCCGGTGGATTGAGGACATGAGCGACCGCGCTGGAGGACGCAAGCAGGGGCGGCGCCAGGACGATGACGAGTTCTTGATCTACCGGGAGTCCGAAGGTCGGCTGAAGCTGCGCGCCGAGCTGGCCAAGTACCCCAACCTGGTGCTCGCGCTCGAAGCCGTGCGGCGTGCGCTCATGCTGCCGCACCGGCTCAAGGACATTTCCGAAAGCGAGATCCCGGAGGGGCATCCGGGACCTGGAGAGCATTGATGAATCAAATAATCTCTTCGATTATCGGAATAGCCGTGTCCTCAAATCCGGGGAAACTGACTCGGAAAGTTTTTACCAATACTTGACTCCCCGAAGGAGCGTGCAGAAATCTTACGATCACAGTGGTAATCAGTTCCGATAGAGTTACCCCAACCCTAAGCAAGTTTTCCGCTTCCTCAGTGCTAGTAGGGCGCGTATTGTTAAGCTTGGTCGGGGTTTGTTCGCCCGAGAGAAGAACTTTGGTTTCACGCGTTGTATTGGTTCTCAGCTTTGTTTCGGAGTGGACAGGCATGAGCCTCGATTGCAATTGAGGGTCTATTGCCACAGCCTCCTGAATGAACATGGTTTGGGTGCTGAGATTGATAAAAGTAAACTTGGCGTAGGCGCCTGTGCCACCCGTATGGACCAGGGCTAGATTTGGGGCTAGATTTCGGCTTTCCTGTGCCCGCATCAGTGCGGCCTGTTCGCGCGTTGCTTGAGCAAGCTCATATGTTGCGGCAGATTGCTCAAGAGCGGCTTGCCTTACCCTTTCAGTTTCCGCTTCGGATGCAATGACGCGTGCTTCGGCTTTAGAGGCGCGCGTCTCGCTTTGAATGGCGACAAGCAGAACAGCCCCGGCAGGAAAGATGGCTCCATAGGCAAAAATAGCTTGGAGCGCTGCCGCCGCCTTCGCTGCATCGGTGCCAGTCAGCGCGTCATGGAAAAACACAAACAGCCCAATCATTCCGCCGAAGAAAACAATTGACAGTACGACCCACACGAGAAGCCTCTTCATCAAGGCATGTACGCGCCGACCGGTCCTCCGGTTGCAGGGGGGGGCTTGACAAATGCGGGCAGAAATCCCTTAATCATTACTACCCTGCACAACGTCTACTCGAATACAGGCCCCCGCTTCGGCGGGGGTTTTTCGTGGCGTGCAGGGCCGTGCTGCCGAGCACGGTCTACTGCTGGAGGTTCCGCCCATGAAGTAGCGACCCAACTCCTGATCCTCCACCTTCGATGACGCCGCCCGAGACAGGGCGCAGCCAGTCCTCTCCTCACAACTGAATCCCGATCTCTGCCGCGCCGCCCCGAGCTGGGCGGTTTTTCGGTTTGCCCCCACGCACTGGGGGCGGCCTGAGCCAAGTGCGGCCGCACCCTCCTCCGGGTACTGCGGCATGACCTGGACCTGCAGGCCTTTGACCACCGTGCCGCTCCGGAGCCGCAATCCGGAGACATCGCGGCCGTGGGCGAGCCTCCCGCCCAGGTCCGCGTCCACCGGGCCGCAGGAATCCCCTGCCCCTCGATCACCTCGAAGCCGACGCCGCTGCCCCTGTGGCAAATCCTTGTGCGTCGCCCGTTGTCCACCCCGGTAGACAGCGGCTGGAGCGTCATGCCCAGAAGTACGAACACGCCCGCCCCCCCGTCCGACACCCTCCGTATCGAGTACATGGCCCTGTCCGACCTGCTGCGCTGGCCCGGCAACCCGAAAGAGCACGCCGAGAGCGCCATCGCCGCGAGCATCGAGCGCTTCGGCATGCGCGACCCGGTCAGCATTGACGAAACCTCCGGCCGCCTCATCGCCGGACACGGCCGCCTCACGGTGCTCGAGCGCGCCCACGCTGCCGGCAGCCCGGCTCCCCAGTTCGTGCAGGTCCGCGCCGACGGCGCCTGGCTCATCCCGGTCACGCGCGGCGGCAGCTTCACCGACGAGGCCGAGGCCTCCGCCTACCTCGTGGCCCACAACCGCACGGGCGAGCTCGGCGGCTGGGACGACACGCTGCTGGCCGAGTTCCTGAAGCCACTCGACGAGGACCTGCTGGCCGTGACCGGCTTCGACCTCGATGCCTTCGCCCTGGAACAGGAGACGGCGGCGGCGAAGGTGACCCTGCCCACCGCGCCCAGCGAGTTCCTCAACAGCCTCATCGCGCCCCCGGCCCCAGCCCCGGCCCCCGCGAGCGCCGCGCCGACGTCGGCCGGACCCCAGGCCCCCGCGCCGCTGGCCGCGCCTTCGCCGGTCAACCCTGAGCCCTCCGGCGATCATGCGGTAAGCGCCCCCGCCCCAGCGACCCCCACTGGCCCGGTCAGCCCTCCGGACGCACCGCAGTTTCCGGACGAGGAATACGTGCAGCTGGTCTACGTGGTCAAGAAGAGCGACCGCACCATGGTGCTCGACGCCATCAAGCGGGCCCGCGCCGAGTTCGGAGTCGACACCGCGCCGGACGCGCTGCTCGCCATCGTCCGCCAGTACAACAGCACCGGGACGGTGGCGGCGTGAACCTCGACCCGATGAAGCAGCACGCCGATGACGAAGATGAAGTTCACGACGTGGCGAACTTCGTGGACCCCGGCCGCAACGTCGTGACCCCCGTGCTGCTGCTCTCGCCCGAGCTGGCCGAGCGCCTGGTGTGGGCCTTCGCCCGGATCGTCCGCACCTCGCACGGCGCGCGCGCGGCGCGCAGCCCCGACGAAGACGGCATCATCCGCGCCCAGGAGTTCGAAGAAGGTGACGTGTACATGCTGGAGAAGCCCTTCGACGGCTACGCCAGCTCGCGGTACCTGATGGACTTCTACGACACGAGCGAACGCGGGATCTGCTCGCGGATGCACCTGCACACCGGGACCCGCTTCGTGCGGATGATGACCGGTCCCGGCACCGTGATCCGGGTGGGCAGCTTGTCCCCCTTCGTGGTGACCAACGTCGCCGGCGTGACGCCCTTCCAGCCCGAGCAGTTCACCGACGATCTACCAGACCTGCCCAACGGCGTGCAGCGCACCCGGTACAACCTCGTGGTGCCGGAGTGCAGCTTCGTGGACATGCAGATTCCGCGCGGCGTCTCGCACCAGTTCAACGCCATCGGTCCGAACGCCGTCATTGACTCGATTCACCCCGAGGAATCCATCGAGGTCTTCCGCGAGCGCATGAGCGGCTTCAGGATGATGGCCCAGACCATCTTCCTGACCGAAGACCGGCCCGGCGCCGAGAGCTGCGCGCTGGAGCGGCCGTGACGGTCGCCCTGATTCCCCGCAAGCAGATCTCCGGCCAGGAGGCCTGGGTCAGCGCTTGGGAGCACGCCGAGCGGCTGTACCCGGCCGCCCAGCTTGACGCCCTGGTCGCGCGCACCCTTGAAGAGATGAGTGGCCTCGTTGCCGGTCGCCGGGTGGCCTTCGCCTGGAGCGGCGGCAAGGATTCGCTCGTGATCGAGTGGCTGTGCGCCCAGCTCGGCGTGCAGGCCTGCGTGTTCGGCATGACCAACCTGGAGTACCCGGAGTTCCTGGCCTGGGTGACCGACCATATGCCCGAGCAGCTCACCGTGATCAACACTGGCCAGGATCTGGCCTGGCTCCGGAGCAATCCCCGGATGATTTTCCCGCAGACGCCCCAGGACAACGCCCGCTGGTTCCGGGTGGTGCAGCACACCGCCCAGCGCCGGTACTTCAAGGAGCACGGCTTAAACCTGCTCGTGCTGGGGCGCCGGCACGCGGAGGGGAACCACTGCGGCCCGGACGGGCTCTACACCAACCGCGAGGGGGTCAGCCGCTACAGCCCGATCCGCGACTGGCCGCACGAGGCCGTCCTGGCGCTGCTCAAGCGCGAGGGCTACAGCCTGCCCCCCATCTACGGCTACCCGCGCGGCTGGCAGGTGGGGACCGGCAACTGGGCGCAGCGCCTCTACACGTCCACGCCCGAGCGGGGTTGGGACGAAACGTGGCAGATCAACCCGGACCTCGTGCGCGAGGCCGCGACCGTGCTGCCCCAGGCCGCGGCCTACATGCAGCTCCGGGGGGTGTCCTGATGTGCGGCCTCTACGGATTCGTGCGCGGCGGCGGCCCGCCGCAGGCGGACGTGCTTCGCCACGTCGCCGGACTGGCCGGCACCCGGGGGCCCCATGCTCACGGCCATGCGGCGCGCGGCGTGCGCCACGTCGCGGCGGGTCCGCTCGACGCCACGCGCCTGTCCACCCCGGTAGACGGCAGCCTGATCGGGCACGCGCGCATGGCGACCGCCGGTCGACACGACGATCTGACCTGCGCCCAGCCCCTCCAAGCCGGGCCGCTGTTCGTGGCGCACAACGGCACCGTGCCCGGCCACCGCTTCCACGCGCTGCGCGCCGGGCTCACGCTCCAGACCGACAGTGACAGCGAGGTCCTGGCGCTGCTGCTCAACCGCGAGGCCACCCTGATCGGCGCGGCCGAAGTGATCGAGCAGCTCACGCCAGGGCTGCCGCTGGCGCTGCTGGCCCTGCACCCGGATGGCCGCGTGCTCGCCGCCCGGCGCGGCCACCCGCTCTACGCCCTGCGCGCCGCCGAGGGCACCTACCTGTGCAGCCTGCCCTTCGGTGGGGCCCAGCCGTTGCCGGACGCCTCACTCGTCGAGTTCACACCCGGCGGCGAAGCGGTCGTCGCGCTACCCAGTCGCGCGAGCCTGCGCAGCAACCAGGGAGGCCCAGCATGGACCCCGTGATGACCCTGGCCCTCCAGGAGGCCAACGGGATCTCCGCGCCGCACCCGGACCTGCGGCCCTACACGTACAACCCGAAAAACGCCCGCCTGAAGCCCGCGCCGCTCGAAGGCGACGTGCTCACGCTGGCCCGTGCCCGGATCCGGCACATCTTCGAACTGTTCGACCACGTCAGCGTGAGTTTCTCCGGCGGCAAGGACTCGACCATCGTCCTCAACCTGGCGCTGGAGGCCGCCCGCGAGCTGGGGCGCACGCCACTGGAAGTGGTGTTCTGGGACGAAGAGGCGATTTACAGCGAGAACGTGGACTACGTGCGCCGGGTGGCCGCCGACCCGGACGTGGCGCTGAAGTGGATGTGCGTGCCGGTCAAGCACCGCAACGCCTGCTCGTCAGAGTCGCCGACGTGGTACCCCTGGGCCCCTGAGGACCGGCACCTGTGGGTCCGCGACCTGCCGCCCGAGGCGATCACGGTGCTGCCGGGCTACGACCCCACCGACCCGGCCCAGCGCCTGAGCATCCCGGAGCTGTCCGGCCTGCTGTTCCCCCCGCGCCTGGGCAACTGTGTGCAGCTGCTCGGCATCCGGGCCGACGAGAGCTTGATCCGCCGCGCGGCCGTCTCCCGGCGCGTCGAGGACAACTACATCATCAAGGACTCGGGCGGGTACGGCGGGGCTAACGACATCCAGCACGCGGGCAACGTGTGGAAGGCCTACCCCATCTACGATTGGCAGACCGGCGACGTGTGGCTCGCTCCCAAGGAGCTGGGGTGGGATTACTGCCGGGTCTACGACCTCCTCGACCAGATCGGGTTCACGCCGGGCAAGCAGCGCCTAGCGCCGCCGTTCGGCGAGGAGCCCATGCAGCGCCTGGACCAGTACCACCAGTGCGAGCCGGCGCTGTGGGACCGGATGCTCTCGCGCGTGCCGGGCGCGCAGACCGCCAAGCGCTACTCCAGAACCGAGCTGTATGCGTTCGGAGACGTGCCTGACAAGCCGCCCGGCATCACCTACGAGGACTGGCTGCGGGACCTCGTGGTGGCCAACTTCCCGCCGAAAGAGGCCGCTCAGGTCAGCAAGGGCATCCGCGCCCACCTGCGCATGCACTACCGCAAGACGGCCGACCTCCTGGCGCCGAGCGTGGAGCACCCGCTGACCGGTTACGACTGGGCCTTCTTCGTGAAAATGGCCATGCGCGGGAACTTCAAACAGCGCCGTCAGCCCAAGCTGGGCAGCAAGACGGCCGCGGCCTTCGCCGCGGCCCTCGCCAAGTACCGCGCGAACCTCCAGCCCTACCTCGACGAGTTGGCCGAGATGCGCGCCCTCACCGGAGACACCCCATGAAGCGAGGTATACAAGCCCAGCCCCTGAACGTAATCGAGTGGGTGCACCGCGACGAGTTGCACGCCAACGGCTACAACCCCAACCACGTCGCCAAGCCCGAGATGCTGCTGCTCAAGACGAGCATCCTCGAAGACGGCTGGACTCAGCCCATCGTGGCCCGGCCGGACGGCGAGATCGTGGACGGCTTCCACCGCTGGACCACGAGCGCTGACCCTGAGGTCTACGCCATGACGGACGGACGGGTGCCAGTGGTGCGCCTGCTGCCGCCTGCGACCGGCGACCAAATGCTCAGCACCATTCGCCATAACCGCGCTCGAGGTGAGCACGGTGTCCTGCCGATGGCCGACATCGTGCGCCGCCTGCGAGACGAGGAGGGCCTGAGCGTCGAGCAGGTCATGACCCGCTGCGGCATGGAGCGCGAGGAGGTCACGCGCCTCTACGACCGGGGCGGCATGACCGAGCGCGGTACCCAGTACAAGACAACTTTTAGTAAGGGATGGGCGCCACAGAGATCAGGATAAATTGAGGCATGACGAACCCTAAATCGCCAGATGAAAGTCACCACCTCGCTGTCGTGAAGGATTACGTGGAGCGGAACTCTGACACCATTGAAATGCTCAATCGTGTCGAGTGGGATCTTTTAGAGGATCTGGAGACGGAACAGGTCTTGTTTCGACTGAAGGACAAGTCCACTCCTGAAACGAAGGGGGTCGCTGTCGGCGTAGACATGGATGACCTTAGGGTTCTCGAAGAGCACCAGCTCGTGCACTCGGTGGGCAACCTTTTTCTTAACCACTTGGCCGCCGGACTTCCTCGAAAGGAGCCGGGCAAGCCCTATACGCTAGAGGTGGTTCGAACTTACTAAGGCCCCCAAACTCCCTGACCCGCGCTATCAAGGCGCGGGTTTTTTCGTCCACAGCTATCCACACCTTTTTCCACAGGCGCGCGGCCACCCCTGCGCCTGTGCCCCTGCCCATGCCGGAGACCCCATGACTGCACTCGACCAGTACACCGACTCCCACGCCCTCGCCGAACGGCTGGAGTATCTCGACGAGCACTCCTGGCTCGTGGATAGCCCGGACCTTCAGCTCCCCAGCGACGACGAACTGCGGGACGCGCTGGAGCGGGTGCACGGCATGGAGCACCACCCCAAGCGCGAGGTGGTCTGGAACAAGGCCTACGAGCGCGGCCACAGCGACGGCTGCGCCCGCATTGCACGCGAGTACGCCGAGCGTGCCGAGCTGCTGCAGTGAGCCGCCGACCTACTGGTTTTCCGGAGCGATGACGGAGTTGAGCACGACCTTGACCTCATTGAGCGAGAGCAGCGATTTGGTCTTGCCGCCCGCCTGGTCATATGCCTCCAGCATCCGGCGGTAAAGCGGTGTCATCGGCATGTGACTGTCGTGGGCTCCGTCTGGAATCACTAGGGAGAAGTCACCCCGTCCGCGCTTGTGAATGAGTTTGACGAAGCCGAGTTCTTCCGCCTCGTCGTTGAGGCCGAAGCCGGAAAAGCGAAGCATGTGCTTTTCCATCTCCGACAGTTCGGTCTCTTTACCCTTGGCCGAATAGATGAGTGTGTCGAACATCCTGAGCACCGAGTACACGAACTCGGCACGCTCATGACTGAAAGGCTTCTGGGCAATGGTGCCCAAATCGGTCTGCCCTAGCAGGGTGTCGTATCCGCCGGCTACCACGTCAGCGCACCAGAGGTAGTAATGGGCGTCGTCAGGTTCAAGGGCAGCGAGGATTTTGTACTGGTGCACCAGCATGAGCCGCTCGACAGTGGTCAAGGTCATGCGTCTATCAAATCATCCCAGGAGGTGATCGAACATGGGGGAGGCCTCCAAACCCAGCAAGAAGTCAGAGAAGAAAGGCGGCGGCAGCGGGGCGCGGAGCGCCGAGGGACGTCCCCCCAAGTACGACTGGTCGGCCATCCGCCGCGAGTACATCCGTGGGGATGACAAGGTCACACTGGAGGCCCTGAGTCACAAAAGTGGCTACCCGGCCCTCGGCTCCATCAAAAACCGTGCAGCAGCGGAAAACTGGAGCGAGCTGAGGCAGGAGATGCGTGACCAGGTGATGACCGGGTTGGCGGCGGCCGACCGGGACATGAAGCGCGAGGTGAAAGAGCGCCACCTGAAGATCAGCGGCGCCCTGATCAGCATGGGCGTGCGCGGCTTGAGTCACCTCGACCCTAAGCAGCTCGAGCCCATTGACGTGGCCCGCTTCATCAGCTCGGGCACTCAGCTGGAGCGCAAGACGCTGGGGATGGAGGAGTTCACCGTCAAGTTCGGCAGCATCAAGTCGCCGGACGACCTCGACAAGCTCACCGAGGCGCAGCTCTGGCAGATCGCCGGGATGTTGCCCCCGAGCGAGACCGATGACGACGAGCTCTAATCGGCCGCCTGGCTGGATGACCCGCCAGCAGGTCATGCAGGCCATCGCCCGCAAGCGCCTTAAGGCCAAGGGGCACCTACAAGAGCAGGCGGCGCCACGAGACGAGCAAGCCCGGTGGACCGAGCGTTACAGCACCGACCTGATCGGCTTTTGCGTGCGCGTCTTGGGCATGACCCCCTGGAAGGGCATGAACGGTAAGCCGGGCCAGTACGAGATCCTGGAAGACATTCAGGAAAGCGTGCGGCGCCAGCTTGCAGGCGAGCAGGACGTCCCCTACGTCTTCGTGATCGAGGCAGCCCACGGCGTCGGGAAGACTTACGGGATCGGCGCACCGGTCATCGCGTGGTTCTACCGGGTGTTCGGCGGCTCGGTCGTCCAGTCCACTGCGAACACGAACGACCAGGTCAGGGACACGCTCTGGAAAAACCTGCGCATGCACGTCACCAACGCGAAAGCGCGGCGGCGCAACGTCATGCCTGGACTCATGCCGAAGGACATGCGCGCGGAGACGGCAGCGGACCACTTCGCGATGGGCTTTGTCACGAACGATGCTGGCGGCACCGGCACCGAGCGTGTGCAAGGGCAGCACAACGATTACCACCTATGGGTTTTCGAGGAAGCCGAGGGCATCCCGGAGTTCATGTTCGATGCGGTGAAGCGGCAGTTCACCGGCAACGTGGTGCGGATCTGGCTGCTGTACGCCAACCCCAAGACCTCCACCTCGACCTTTCAGGAAATGAAGCGCCACCCCCTGGCGAAGGTCTACCGCCTCTCGCTGCTGGACTTCCCCAACGTGGTCACGGGAGAGCGGCTCGTGCCTGGCGGTACCACTCGGAGCACGGTTAACGAGATGATCGAGGACCAGCGGACCTTCGGGTGTGAGGTGGTCCCAGAGCATGACGAGACCAAACACACCTTCGAGGTGCCCTGGCCGGTGCCCAGGTCTGGAGGTGGCGGCGCGCACCCGCCGGGTACGATCTTCTCGCCCAAGCGGGGGTTTCTCTACGGCGCCCTGGGAGTTCCACCCTCGGGCGGCGGCGGCGATACGTTCATCAGTGCCGGGCGCTTCGACGCCTGTCTCGACCGGGTGGTCCAGCCCCGGCCCTTGCTGGAGCCACCGCACCCGGTCGGTGGCCAGGTACAGCGCAAGATCTGGCAGGTGCAGATCGGCGTGGACTGCGGGCGTTTCGGCGACGACGCCGGCACCATCTACCGCTACTTCCGGAGCGCCCTACGCTTCGAGGAGGCCATTCAGGGCGCCCAGGAACTCGACGAGATCACGCGCACCGACCGCTACGTCCGGGCCATCGAGCGCAGCCTGCTCAAGGCCGCCGCCCAGGGCGCCACGCGCGCCTCAGTCCGCATCGACGCGGGCTACGGCGGGGGCATCGTGGACGGTGTCCTGAAGCTGTCCGAGACGCGCGCCCGCTTCCCGGACGGCTTCGAGGTGTACGAGGTGCCGTTCGGTCACGCACCCGAGGACGAGGACCAGTACGCCGACCTCGTGACCGAGATGTACGCCATGGCCGACGAGGTCCTGTCGGTCTCTCGTATCGAATCGCCCCCGCTGCTGCTCAAGCGGGACCTCACCGAGCGCAAGTACGGATACATCACCCGGGGCAACCGGGACGTAAGGAAATTGGAGAAGAAGGGCGACTTCAAGAAGCGCGCCAAGGGGCAATCCCCAGACGACGGCGACGGCGCAGTGCTCGCGCTGGCGCCAGAGCGGTTGTTCGTGTCTCTACGCCGCGACGTTGTGGCTCCCCCCCAGAAGCGCGGCTGGACGGGCTGGGTGCCCCGCTGACCTACCCCCGTGCCTAAGGAGGCCTCTTGAAACCCCTGTACCTCACCAACCTGCTCACCGCGCTCCTGGGGGACGCTCGCGCCGCCGCTCTCCAGGAACTCCCTCCGGAGGCCAAGCAGGCCCGCAACATGTACAACGGCTACCACCTCGGGGAACCCATCGGGGGCGGTGACATGAACGAGGCCTACTGGCGTGGCCCCGTGGTCGTCGCCCCCCCAGGTAACGAGGAAGCAGAACGGCAGGCGACCGCCGTCGTGAACGAGTTTCAGCGCGCCCTGCGCCGCAGCTTCACCTCGACCAACTTCGTGAAGGCGACGATCCGGCGCGAGGTGGGCAGCAGCCTGGCCCGCATCAGCTGGACGCTCCGGCAGGTCCAGGGTGAGCGCGGCGCAGAGGGCGAGCGCACCGAACGGGAAAAGGAAGCGGACGCCCTGCTGGGTGTCTGGTGGCGCCTGGACAAGAACCACCCGGAGGAGGCCATTCGCCGGGCAATGACCTTTGCCCGGCGGGAGGGGCGCGGCGCGCTGCGCTTCCGGGTGGCCAGTGGCCTGCTCGCGCCCGACGCCCAGGGCGTCCTCCGAGTCCGCCAGGGCAAGAGCCGGGAGGAGGTGGCCCGGTACATTCGCCTGGAATGTGTCGAGTTCCCTGAGACCGTGCGGGTAGACCAGCACCCTGACACCTTCGCCTGGAGCGGCGTGTACGCCTACACGGACGCGGACGGCAATCAGGCGGCGGAGATCTGCGCTGTAGACGGCGAGGAGACGGTGCTGCGCATCCTGAAGCCCGATCAGGCCGCGCCCGTGGAGTCCCGCCTGAAGCTGGGTGGCCGCATCACCCTGCTCGTGCTGGAGCTGGAGCCGCTGATCACGCCGCAGATGCTCCAGAACCAGATGGCATTCAACACGACCTCGACCATGATCCTGCGCAACACCGAACTGGCCGGGTTCATGGAGAGGTACGGCATCAACATCGAGCCGCCCTTCGAGGAGATCGACGATCCCAACAAGCCCGGCCAGAAGATCCGGGTCTACGCCACGCCCCAGCTCGGCGCGGCCCGCATGACCATCTGGAGCGGGACCACCAAGCCCCAATACGACGACCGCAAGAACTACATAGGCGAGACGCCCCTGGGGACGCCCTCCTACGGCCGCTTCGAGCCGGTCAGTCCCGAGGCCTTGATGGAGTCGGTCAGCCACAGCCGCATCAACATCTACGAGGAGGTCGGACAGGTCTACGTGCTGATGGGCGCGGAGGCCACGGCCAGCGGCTACAGCCGCGAGGTGGCCATCGCCGACTTCGACACGATCCGGCAACCGGTCATCGAGCTGGGCCAGGCCGTGATCGGGCAGGTGGCGGAAGTGTTCCTGGCCCTGGTCGCGGCCCTCAGCAGCGAGCCGGCGCGCTACGCCGACATCCAGGTCGAAGGCCTCGTGAAGTCGCGAGTCGTCCCTCCCACCTCGGAGGACCGAGCGGCCGACCGAGCAGACGCGGCGGTCGGGATCATCAGCATGCAGACCGCCCGCCAGCGCCAAGGCATGGACAACCCCGACCAAGAGGACGCGCAGATCGTGCGCGAGCGCGAGGCCGGGATCAGCCCGACCCTCAACCCCGCCAAGACAGATGTGGCGGCGGCGGCCGCGCCAGCGGCCACAGGCAAGGCCGCCAAGAAAGTGAAGGCTCGCACCACCGGGAGGAAGTCATGACGGAAGCAGCAGCACCGGCCCTAGCGGAGTCGGTGCACATTTACACCAGCTCTTGGCAGACCGCGCAGCGTGCGATCAAGGCCCATGGCCTGGACCCACAGCGTTGCGAAATCCACACCTCACTGGAGAAGGTGGCCGGCCGGGAGATCTCGCGCCTGCACTTGGTCGGGCCCTGGCAATCCCAGGAGGTGCTGGCGCAGTTGCGGCGGCCTGGGCGTGAGCTGGTGAACGGCCTGTGACTGTCGTCGCTGCCGTGGTGGACAGCGACGGCGTGGGCTACATGGTGGCCGACAGCCGAGTCACCGAGGCCCACGGGGTCAGCTACTCCGTGCACGAAGGCAAAGTGTGGCGGTCTGGCGCCATATTGATCGGCTGGATGGGCTTCCTGCGCACGGGCCAGGCTCTGCGCTACGGCCTGAGCTGGCCGCCCTACAAGAATGGCCAAGACCCCTTTGAGTACCTCTGTGGACCGTTCGTTGACGCCGTTCGGGCGTGCATCAAGACCGCAGGGGCCGGCTGCGCGCCCTCGCGCGACGGGTCCGAGCTGCTCGACACGTCGCTGCTCATCGTCTGGCAAGGTCGCATCTTCCGCATGGGGACCGACCTGGGAATCAGTGAGCACCGCGGGGCCTATGCCATAGGCAGCGGCAGCCTCACGGCCATCGGGGCACTGCGAGCGCTGTGGGATTACGAGCCGAAGACCCGGCTCCTCCGCGCCGTGCAGATCGCCGCCGAAGTCCACAACAACGTGGCCCCGCCTTACACCCTGCTCAGCACCGCCGACGCTCCTCCGGAGGTCCACCCATGACCTTTGAGCAGCACCGGCCGCAGCAGGGGCAAGTGGGCTGCATGTACCACAGCGTCTACGCCATCCTCGGCGACGAGAGCCTGCTGCAGCACGTCGAAGATGTGGAAGCGGCGCGGTACTACGCCCGACTCGCCGAGGGCGGCCTACTGGTGTCGACCTTCTGGTGCACCGAGCCAGGCTTCCCCGTGTCTCCCTCGGAGCTCTGGGAGCGCCTGCGCCACCGCTTCACGCTCAGCAACCCGGGCGGCCAAGCCCTACACGCTCCCCTGCTCGTCAACATCGCCGGAGCCACGCCCGGTTGGCTGCACCAAGTGGCTGTGCTGCTGCCGATCTCGCCCGGCGAGGGCACCGTACACGTCAGCGACAGCAACCTTCACGAGCCGCTCCAGTTCACCTGGGACGGCTTTCTCAATTCCGATTACGCCCAGGCCTACCGCGTCGAGATGCTCGGTCCTGCCGACCTCGACGCCTACGCCTGAGCGTCCCCATTCCGCCCCATTCATTCCCATTCGGGAGGTCCATATGTCTAAGCACAAGTACAGCGCCCTGCTCAGCCTGACCGTCGCCCTGCTCTCCGGCGGCCCGTTCCTTCGCGGCGACGGCGAGAACGATCCGCCCCGCTACACCGAGCAGGAGTGGAAGGACAAGCGGGCCACCGAGCTCGCCACCTCCAACCAGGCCGAACTGGTCAAGCTCGTCGTGGCCGCCGAGGTCGAGAACCGCAGCCTCAAGAACAATCAAGTGCCGAAGGGCAGCCGCGTCCTGAACGATCAGGAATCCAAGGACTACGCCGCTTTCCTGGCGCTGGGCAAGCCCGACGAGGTCGCCGCGAAGGTCAAGGAACACGGCGAGTACGCGGCCTTCGGGAAGGTGGCCGACGTGAAGAAGAGCCTCGACGACGGCGCAGCCGCGAATGCTAAGAACGCCGACCGCGAGAAAGCCGAGCACATCGCCACGGTGGCCGGTGTCGCCCAGTTCAAGCCCGGCGTCCTGACCGACCGCGTGAACCACGACAAGCTTACGGACCTGGTGGTGCGAGAAGTGGAGCGCGAGGGCAAGCAGGTGAAGGTGGCCTACGCCAAGGACCCCCAGGGTGTCGAGCACGAGCTGGACGCCTATGCCAAGAAGAACTGGGGAGACTACCTGCCCGCGCTCCAGCTGACGGCCACCGACACGGCCAGCAGCGGTACGGCCTTCGGGGGCCAGGACGCGGCCAGCCGGAGCAGTGGCGCCGGCAAGAGCTGGGTGCAGGAGAAAGTCGACCAGCAGCAGGCCAAAGGAGGTGAAGGGGGCTACAAGGACCCACTCCAGCCCGCGCCCAAGAGCTAAAACCTGCGCCGCGACCGTTCGCCCTACCTCGCCGCAGTTGCCCCAAGTGGGGCGCTGAAAGGACCACCATGAAGAAACTCGCTCTGTTCGCCCTGACGGCCTCGCTTCTGTGCGGGGCCGCTGCCTTTGCCCCCCGCGGCGAGAAATCCACCATGTCCATGCCCCACTGGGTGGCCGACTACCACAGCCTGACGCTGCACGGCACCGGCGCCCCGATCAACTGGGCCGCCTGGACCGACGTGAAATACGGCACGGCTGGCCGCCGTGTGGTGCCCAGCGGCACGGCCGTCAGCCTGTCGGGCGGCAAGATCGTGCCCGCCGATGGCTCGCTCGACACCCTGTTGCTCATGACTGATGCCCGCGAGGGCAGCTCCGGCGACAGCATCAGCGGGTATGGGCTGGTCGTCTCCGGGAACGTCTACGAGGCCCAGCTTCCTGACTCGACGGGCGCCCCCGCCGTGCTGCCCGCCGGCATCAAGGCCAAGGCGACCCGCTTCTACTTCCAGTGACTACCGGCCCTTCGGGGCCGGTACCGCTTTCGGCCTTCCGCCTCTCGCCCCACGAGGTTTCACCTTGAAGACTCTGCTTGCCCGTCTGCCCATCTACGCCCTGTGCGCCAGCCTGCTCACCCAGGCCCTCGGCCCGCGCGGCGACGCCTTTACGGTCAACGCCATCCTCAGCACCATGACGCCGGACGACTTCTTCGCGCTGGCCAACCAGCCGGTGCCGGAAAGCGAGTACGTGCTGCTGTCGATCCTGCCCGACGAGCTGCGCCTGAGCTACCAGGCCAAGAGCGGCAACCTGAAGATCATCACCACCGTCGCCGGTGAAACCGGCATGGACAGCCCCTACGCGCCCGTTGGCGGCATCGAGCTGAACGCCTTCGAAAAGCCCATTGCGAAGTGGACGGCCGAGACGCTGATGACCGAAGAAATGCAGCGCGAGCTGCAGCAGGTCATCACCAACATCCGGGCTGGGAACATCAGCGGGAACAGCCTGGACCGCATCCGCAACTTCGTCGTGAACTGGCTGAACAAGGTCATCCGGCAGGCCATCGCCGACCGGCACGAGCTGATGCGTGGCGAAACCCTGACGACCGGGCAGCTCGTGCTGCGCGGCGGCACCGTGGACTACGAAGTGCCGGCCGCCAACAAGTTCGCCAAGCGGACGGGTGGCGAGGCCTACGCCGCTTCGGGCACGACCTTCTGGCGCGATATGCGCCGCGCTGAGGCCATCCTGGGGAGCGTGCGCAGCCGCGTCATGAGCATGGACACGCTCAACAACCTGCTTGACAGCTCGGGCAACCCCATGGCCGTCGTCAGCGAGACGGTCAGCGCTGGGGGCAACGTCAAAGTCGTGCAGGTGCGCCGCCTGATCGGGTCGCAGCAGACCCTCAGCCAGGACGCCCGTGACGGCTACACGCTCGTCGGCTACCGCCGCAGCGTGACGCTCAAGGTGGGCAAGGGCTACGCCCAGCGCCAGGTGCTGCCGGACGGCAAGATCGCGGTGGTCGGCAGCAACGACATCACCCTCGAAGCCCAGGACGGCACGATGCTGACCCGCCCCGGCCTTGGCCGCACCCACATCGGGCCGACTGTCGAAGGCAACGGCCGCCCCGGCATCTGGACCAACGCCTACACCCCCCAGAACCGCCCGATGCACGCCATCGCGCAGGGCGCGGTGAACAGCCTGACGGTGCTCGACGCCCCCGAGAAGCTGGTCATCCTCGACACGGAGCTGGTGGCCTGATGCGCCTGGTTCGAGTGCAGTCGTTCGTCGGTACTGTCCACTTCGACGGCAAGAAATATGGCCCCAGTACTACACCCATGGACATCCCCGAAGACCTCGCCAACGCGCTCGGGTTGGCTGGCGAGGAGGTGGAGATGGCGGCCAGTGTCCCCGAAGCGGTACGTGAAGCGCTCGCCGAGCGCGACGAGGCCCGCCAGAACCTCGAGGAGCTGACGCGCCAGCTCCGGCGCGTTGCCCTGGCCGACGAGACCCCCGACGTGGTGCTGCGCCGGGTACTCCAGGAGGGCAGCACCTCAGGCGGCACCCTGGCCGATCTCCAGCGCCAGCTCGGGCCGGTCGCCAAGGAAGGCGAGAGCATTCTCGACACCCTGGGCCGGACCCTGCGCGAGTTGGGGAACTACAAGGGCTTCGCCGACGACTCGCAGGCCTTGCTCATCAAGTACGTGGGCGAGGCCGACGTCGAGGAGAGCGGTATCGACGTGATCCGGCGCATCACGGGCGAGCTGGACAAGCTGCGTGCGGGCAACGTGGTCCAGCTGACGGGCGAACTGGCCGACGCTCGGGCCGACGCCGCCGAGAACGGCCGACTGCTGCGGGAAGCCCAGCAGGAAGCTGCCAACCTGCGCGGCAAGCTGGCCCAGACCGACAGCGAGGGCGGCGGCGCGCTGGCCCAGGTGGGCACCCTGACGGCCGAAGTGGAGCGCCTCAAGGCGTTGCCAGTGCTGCCCGCCGACGCCCATGCACGCCTGGTGGCCCTGCCCAAGATCGGAGGCGCTATTGCCGACCAGATCATCGCGGCGCTGAAGGCTCCGGCTGCCACCCCAGCCGAAGGGGGCGTGCAGTGAATCGGGCCGTCCTCTCCGCGACGTTGGTCCTGGCCCTGGCACACGTCGCGCACGAGACCAACCGGGCCTACTGCCGCAGCATCGGCGACGACAGTCAGCCCGGCTGGGATGATGCGCCTGAGTGGCAGCGTGAGAGTGCCATCAAGGGGATTGAGGGGGCGCTGGCTGGCAACACGCCGGAGCAGCAGCACCAGAGCTGGATGGACCAGAAGGTCGCTGACGGCTGGGTGTACGGTCCCGTCAAGGATCCCGAGGCCAAGACTCACCACTGCCTGGTGCCCTACGCCGAGCTGCCCGCCGAACAGCAGGTCAAGGACCACCTCTACACGGCGGTCGTGCAGGCGGCGGCTGGGGTGCTCGCGCCGCCCGAGCGCGCCCCGCGCCCCGAGGGCACGTACCTGACCGGCGGCGTGACCCCGACTGTGGGCCGGGACGTGCACTACGTCAGCTACGGCACGCCAAAGGGCGAGTACGCGCCCACCCACCGGGCCGCCAAAGTGACCGATGTGCGCGAGTCCGACCAGTTCGGGTTCGAGGTGCGCGTTGCGGTCTTCAATCCGGAGGGGCTCTTCTTCACGGGTTGGACGCACTTCGATGCGACCGGCACCCAGAGCGGCACGGTGCACTGGCCCGAGCGGGTCTAGCCGTGGACGCCACCCACGTCGCGCGGGTCGCGTTCCTGGCCCGCGATTCCGCTTGGGCCGCGTGGCTGGCGCTGGAGCCGGAGGAGGAAAAGCGCAGCCTCAAACTTGACATGGCCCTCGCCGAGTACGGCGACCTCCGACTGGTTGCCGCCTACGTTCTGGAAACGGTCTGTGAACAGGCCCGGACGGGCGCGGCGGCGGCCGCCGAAGGCGTCGAGCAAGTCAAGCGCTTCCGGGCCGAGGGCGATTACGAGGAGGAGTATTTCGCCCCGAGTACTCCAGCCGACGTGGTACAGGCAGGCCTGTGGTGCGACCGGGCCGCTGAGCTGCGCGTCACCGTGTCGCAGGAGCAACAGCAAGAGCAGCGTGGTGGTGGGGGACGGACTGTCAGCCTGGGCGTGGGGAGCAGATTTTGACCCGGCGCGAGCAGGTGCGCGACCGGGTGGCGGGCAAGTTGACCTCCAAAGCCGGGCTGCTCTGTCCCTTCAAAAAGACGTGGAGCGACGGCGTGGAACGGAGCTTCGACGTCAAGGACCCGAACCGCACCGAGGGAACGCTCGCCCGAAGCCTGCGCGCCCGCCCGGACGGCCCCGACGTGCGAATCCTGCAGCTTCTCCCAGGGGTCCAGCCGCCGCCGCCCGGCGCGCACATCTCCTGGGAACACGGCGTGCTGTTCGTCGAGCGGCACGCCCAGACCTCCTCATGGTCTGGGCGGACGCCCGCAGTCTGCCGCTTCGTGGACCCGGCCCGGAGCCTGAGCTATCCGCTCACGTTCACTGCGGCAGGCCCTCTGGTCCAGGACCCCAAGACCCACAACATGGTGCCCGGCGCTGGGGTGCCTCTGCCGACGCTGGCCCGCCTGGAGGCAACCGCTGACCCGCAGATCCGCGAGGCGGTGGGGGCCGACACGGCGAGCGTGGTGCTGTTCGGGCGCTGGGGACCCGCTGGGCAGCCCCAGGCGCGGCCGGTGGGCGTGCGCTGGGGCAGCAAGGCGCCCCTCACCCTGCAAGGCCAGCCCGGCACCCTCACGGTCAAACTCGCATGGCCGGACCCCGACCCGGTACAAACCCTCATTCACGGCGCCGCGTTCATTGCGGTGTGGAGTTCCCCGTGAACACGCCCAAGCCCGAAGAAAGGCTCTCTACGAGCCTGGTGTCACTCTCCTCTGTGGACGAGTTTCACAAAGCGGTCAACGAAGCCCACAACACTCACGTGACCCATATGGTCAAGAGCTACTGCCAGCAGCATGGAGTCCCTAATGCCAACGGTAGTTGGCTGTGCTCCAGCCACTCGCTGACCGTGCTGCCCAGCGGAATGCTGCTGCTGAGCATCGTCGGCATCGTCAAGGTCTGGTATGACGCGCCAGCAGGTGAACTATGACCCAGCCTGTCCCCGAGGCCCTCAAGCGTGTGGTGATGCACGAGGACCCCACGCAGGAGGCCGCCGCCACCATCGCGGTGGATTACTCCAGCCGCATGGACGTGGCCCACCTCACCCTCAACCCCGAGCACGCGCCGCCCGAGAGCGTGGACGGCTACCGCATCCGCGCCAGCATCCAGGCCTCGCTCGAAGGCCTGCGCCGGTACAACCGGGGTATCACCCGCCGCTACGGCGAGTGGGAAGGCGAGCAAAAACTATTCCAGGAAGGCATCGAGAAGGCCGCTACCGAGATCGAGCAGCTCGTGCACCTCGCCCCGCGCTCACCCCAGCAACTGATCGAAGCCCTAAGCGCCCTGACCGACGAGCAGCTCCTCACCGTGCCTGGTCTCGGCGTCAAGAAGCTCGAGTACCTGCGCAAGGGCCTGGTCTGATCGTGGCCGTGCGCGTCACGCTGGCCGACCTGGGGCCGCTCGTCGAGCGCGGGGTGCGCGGCGTGGCCGAGGAGTTCGCCGAGGCCTGCGACGCAGCCTTCGACGATCCGGTCTGGGGCTGGACAGGTACCACCCGCCGTCAGAACGGCGAGACGGTGGGTAGCCCGCGCAACATCGTCGACACGGGCACGTTGCGGGACAGCCGCCAACCGGTCGAGATGGCCGGAGCCAGTGCTCGCCTGACCTGGGCCGCCGACCACGCGGCCGCCACGTTCCTCGGCGCGGTGTTCAAGGACCGCGCGGCCTCCCTGCCGGCGCGCAACCTGCCGCGCTACGTCGCCCAGGACTTCAACTTTGCCGAGGTCTTCCTTCGCCGCTCGGGGCTGCGGTGAGTGCGCTCGCCATCCGCCGCTTGGTGGAACGGGCGCTGGCCGAAGCAGAGATTGAGGTCGGCACCTACCGGCTGCCCGATGGTGAGGAGACCCCTGCGGTGTATCTGGGCAACCCGCCCGAGGGCACCACCGCGCGCGGCCTGGAGGTGGTCGTCAGCCCCACCCCCAAGAAGCTCGGCATCGAGGCGTTCAAGTACCCGGGCATGCCGACCGCGTACCCGGTCCGGCTCGTGAACTGGGACGGCCTGCCCGACGTGCTGGAGGACGCCATCAACGCGATTGCCGGGTACTTCTGGCCGTTCGAGGAGACGCCCAAATCCGTACCGGTGGAGCCCGAACAGTACGTCTTCGCTCTCTTCTTTGACCCCGAAGATCCCGAACTCAACCCATCCCAGGAGGGATAAGCATGGCTCCCAAGAAAGCAGAATTCCGTTTCGGCAAGAACGCCCGCATCGAGGTGGCCCCTTACGGCACCGGCACCGAGCCGACCACCCCGACCGCCTGGAAGCTCTTTTGCTTGACCAGCAGCGTCTCGGTCGGCCTGGACAAGGGCACGGTCAGTATCGACACCTTCTGCACCGAGGGCTCGGTGGACGTGCCGGACGGCAGCAGCAAGGGCAGCCTCGAATTCGGTGAGACGACCTGGACTGAGAAGGACGAGGCCATCAAGCTGCTCGAAGACGCGGCCTTCGACGATACCGAGGACGGCGGCAAGGCCTTCTACCGGATCTACCCGCTCGGCAAGGGCGTCGGCAAGCCCGTCTACCGGGGCGTCATGAGCGTCATGAACTGGAAGCTGGACACCCCCAGCACGGGCGTGATCAAGGTGACCAACGGCGTGACCGTGGAAGGCAAGCCCGAGCGCGGTGTGGTCAAGGCGGACGGCAGCTTCGACCCGGTCGACGAGCCGGTCGCCGAAACGCCCTGATGCCGGTCTGGCGTGACCACTGGCAGGGCACCGCGAACGTGGTGGTCGTCAGTGAGACGCCAGTCACCGAGGAGGGCACTGTGCAGGATGCCCTCCTTTTCGTGCTGGACGAGACGCCCGAGCGCGTGCTGCTGACCGATGAGCACGGCGAGCAACGCACCTTCACCCTGCCGCCCAAGGCCCTTGAAGGCACCTTTTTCGGTGTCCCCCACGACCTTTCCACCCAACAGGAGAATGCTTAATGACCACCCCCCCTACTGCTCCGACCAAGCCCCGCATGATCTTCGCAAGCAAGACCGCCCAGCAGATCCAGTTCGTGCTTGGCGGTTTGAAGTTCACCTCGCGCCGCCTGACTGCCGAAGAAGATCTTGTGTACGAGAACGTGAAAATGCACGCGAACTTCATGCAGCTCCCGCGTGAGCGGATCGAAGGGACCACCAAAACGCTGGCCGTGCTGCTCGGCCACCGCACCGAGGCGCCGCTCAACCCGGAGTGGGTGGCCGAGCACGTGAACGCGCAGACCGAGAGCGAGCTGATGGCCTATCTGCGCACCGGCCACACCGGCCCCGGCCTTGTGCTTGCGCCGGGGCACACCTTCGATCTGCGGCAGGTCGAACTGGAGATCGCCGACCGCTTCTTCACCGGCCCAGTGCTGAGCTACGCGGACGAGGCTCGGCTCTCGGACGCTGTCGCCAGCTCGGCCGACATCGTAGACGAGCTGCAAGATCTACAGGAGGGCGACATGTCGCCCGCGCAGAGCCGCGAGAAGGGGCAGCAGATGGCCGATCAGCTGCTGACCATCCAGCGCGCCGGTACGGACGCCCTGGCCGAGCTGCTGAACGAGCGTGACCCGGGCCGGGAAGCGGAGGATTACCCCGGTCCGGTCACGGGTGCGTGGCTGCTCGAGCACCTGACCAAGGATGAGCTCACCCAGCTCCGGGCCTACCTGCGGACCGGGGAGCCGGCGGAGGCGGATAGCCCAAACGCCGACCCCACGCCCGCGAACTTGCCCATCAGCGGCTGAGCCAGGGCGGGAAGACCCTCCAGTACGAGGATGTGCTGCTGGAGGTGCTGAAGTACTACCCCCAGTACACCTGGGGGACTTTGCTCGACGAGCTGAGCATGGTGGTCGCCCGGCTGTACATGGAGATCCCGGACATCCACCTGAAGCGGGCCTGGCCACTGATGCAGTTGCAGGCGTTCGTGGGCAACTCCCTGGGGGGCAAGGGCAAGGGCGACGGCGAAAAGCCGGACCCTAAGTCCTTGTGGCGGCCCGAGGAGTTCACGCCGCCTGCCGCCTACGGTGCGGCCGATCTCCCCCGGCCACTGCTGGAGCCGCAGCACTGCTGGGCGCTGCAACAGGCCATCGAAAATGGGGACCTAGAAGGGGCCTCGTGGGTCGTGCAGATGGTCGAGATCGAGGACAGCCTGAGCCGCGTAGCGCAGGTGGCCGAGGGCTACGGCGAGCTACTGGCGGCAGACACGCTCGGCCGCGACATCAAGGAAGAGCAGGTCGGTGCTTGATCCCTCTGACCCTTCAGCTTGCGCCTTCGCGTCCAGGGCAGCGCGACTCAGCCACCCCTGCTGCGGGGCCAGCGTGTCTGCGGCCGCGTTATAGGCGTACACGTCCCCATCCACGCCCACAGTGGTCACCGGTGCCGGGCCCTTCGCAAAGTCGCAGATCACGGTGGCGTACTCGGCCTTGAACGGCCAAGTCTCTCCTAGCTCGTCGGCGTAAACGGAGAGGCTACGGGCCTCCGGCATAGGTGCAGGCGTGGGCTCAGGGGTAGGCGTTGTAGTCGTCACGGCCGGTGGAGTAGAGGGCTGTCTGGTGACCCCATACATCAGGCCGAACAGGACACCCACCGCGCCCAACACGAGCAGCACATAGGACAGGCAGCCGCCCTTGGGCTGGGTCTGCGGCTTCAACTTGGTCATTCTTCGCAGCTTACACACAGAGGAGTTCCACCCATGACGCAAGTTGGTAAGGCCATATTCGACGTCGAGGCCAATGCAGGGCGGGCCACCCGGACGCTGCGCGACGTGGCTCGTGAAGCGCAGCGCATTCTCGGCGGCATCTCGCTTACCCCCAAGGTAGACCGCGCGGGGGTCGCGGCTGAACTGAGAAAAGCCGTGCAGGACGTCAAGGCACAACTGCGTGTGGGGATCTCTCCTGTGTCGCAGGCCGACGTGGACAAAGCGCTTGGCAAAGTCGCAAGCAACCGCGAAGTCACCCTCGACCTGAAGGGGGACATGAAGGCCAAGCTCGACGAAATCAAGCAGCAACTGGCCGATCTGCGCTCCACCTCGGCTAGCGTGCTCACCATCGACACCAGCGCCGTGAAGGCCGTCATTACCCTGCTGAACAAGCAGATTGCGGACCTGAATGCGCTGGAAAACAAGCTGCGTTCCCTGCGCAACGGTGCAGGCGGCAGCGGGGGCAACGGCGGGGGGAGCGGTGGCGGCAGTCCTGGCCCGAGCGGCAACACGGCCCTCACCCAGATCGCCCGCGACCTCCAGATCGCCCAGAGCCAGTACGACCGGGGCGCCACTAGCCTGAAGGTCTACCTGCGCGAGCTGGAGCGCATCCGCACGGCCGGCCAGAGCATGGCCGGTGGACTGGCCGCTGGCAGCAAGGAAGCCCAGGCCCTCGAACGGGTGATGAAGGGGCTTGCTACCGGCACGGCAGGCATCAATTCGCAGAGCATCGTCAAGCTGCGTAGCGACCTCGCCGGGGCGCGCGCCGAGTTCGAGCGCGCGACCGGCGCGGCAGGCCGCTTCAACTTTGTCGGCCAGCAGCAGGCCACCCGTGCCTACGAGGCAGCCCTCAAGGGATTGGAGACTCGGATTCGCGCTGTCGGCGAGCGTGGCACCACGACGGCCGGACAGCTCCGAAGCCTGAACCAGCTCAGCGCTCAGCTCGGCAGCCAGCGCAACGCCATCAACGGCACGTTCACCCAGGTCGGAATTTCCAACAACATTCTCAATGCCCTAAAGACCCTGCCCCAGTTCGCCGCCCAGGCAGGCGGCAGCCTCGGGGCCGCAGCCGCACAGGCCCAGGTGCTGACCAGCAATCTCAGCGGTGTGGCGGCGGCGGCGGGGCCGGTCGGCGTGGCTGTCGGCGTCATGGTCACGGCGCTCCTTGCCGGAGCGGTCGCCTTCGCGGACCTGGGTCGGGTCGGCCTTCAGGAACTGGGCAAGCTCCAGCAGGGCATGAACGTCCTGCAGGCCAACGGTGAGACTGACTTCGCGGGCGTGACCCAGGGCGTGCGGGACCTCCAGACTGAGCTGGGTGCGGTTGGCGGAGCGTTCACGCGGGGCGACCTGACGGCGGCGAGCGCGGACATCGTGAAGGCAGGCGTCAGCGTCAGCGACTCGCTGAAACTCATGGGCTCCAGCGCGCGCCTCGCGTCGGTGGATCAGGTCAACCTGACCGACGCCTCCGGGCAGCTCCTGAAGAACCTGCGCCAGTACGGGCTGGGCGTCGAGGACGCGGGCAAGGTCTCGGACATGCTGGCGAAGGCGGGCAACCTCGCTGCCGGCACCACGAACGACCTGAGCATCGGCCTGGGCATCGTGGGCACGACCGGCAAGCAGGCCAAGATCGAGATGTACGACCTGCTCGGCATGCTCGTCCAGCTCGACAATGTCGGCATGAGCGCCGCCGACGTGGGCGCCAACGGCCTGCGCGCCGCTCTCGCGGCCCTGTCGGATGTGACCCCGAAAGGCGAGCGCGCCCTGGCCTCGCTGGGCATCAAGATCCGCGACGAGTTCGGGCACATGAAGCCTGCCGGCGACCTCGTGAAGGAACTGAGCACCAGCCTGCGCGGCATGGGTGTCGAGGTCAACCGGGCGACCGGCCAGCTCGAAGGCAACGGGGACGCCCTCAACATCGTGTCCAGTGCGATGGATACCCGCGCCGCCGCCGCTGTCCTGGCGCTAGGGAACGGCTGGAAAGCCTACGGCCAGCAGGTCAAGGACAGCACCGAATTCACGAAGCAGGCCGCCGACATCATGCAGCAGGGCGTCGCGCCCGCCATGAAGAGCCTGAACAACGCCTGGCGTGACGCGGGGGCCGAGCTGGTGACCAGCTTCGCCGTGCCGCTGGCCGACCTGCTGAACAACCACCTCACGCCTGCCATCAAGGGGCTCGGGGACTTCTTCCGCGAGGTTCGCGAGGGCGGCCCGGTGCTGCAGGAGATCAGGGGCTACGTCATCGCCCTGGCGGTCGCCATCGGCACCCTTCAGGCCGTCTCGCTTGGGCAGGGGTTGGTCTCTCTCCTGGGTGGGGCGGTCGGGCTCCGGAGCATCCTGCCCACCCTGATCGGCGGGTTCCGGGGGCTGGGGCCAGCAGCCGTAGCCGCCTTCGGTACCGCTCGGGTGGCCGCCACAGCCTTCTGGACCAGCCTGACGACGGCGGGTGGTGTGTCCGCAGCCTTCGGCGTGATCAAGACAGCCGTCATGGGGCTGATTCCGGCCCTGCGCGGGGTCACCATCGCGGCCGGGGGTGCCCTGGGTGGCCTGACCGTCGCGGTCACGGCCGCCGCAGGCCTCGCCATCGCGGTCAACAAGATCATGGCCGACACCGCGAAGGCCTACGACCAGGCCGACAAGGGCAACCAGCAGAGCTTCGATACCCTGATGGCGCGAGTGCGTGCGCTGAACGCCGAGGGCACCGAACTGTCGCGTGCCAAGGCGAAGTACCTCCTCCTGGTGCAGCAGATCTCCGACGCCCAGGAAGGCGAGTTCAAGGGGGTCAGCGCCTTCGGCGAGCGGCTGTACGGTCCGCCCGACGAGGCCCGGATCAAGAAACTTCAGGGGGACCTCGCTACGGTGCGCGGCAACATCCAGCAGCTCACCGCTGAGGACGGCCGCCGCGCCGAGGCCGCCAAGCTCAATTCCGGCAAGGTTTCGACTGCGATCAAGCTCACTGACGACCAGCTCAAGGCGCAGACCAAGACGATCCGCGAGATGCGCGCTGAACTCGCCAAGCCCCTCAAGCTGTTTGGAGGCACCGAGTTTCAGGGTCAGCTCGATCAGGTGGCCGAGAAGTACCGTCTCCTGCGGGAGAAGCTCCGCGAGAACGTCCTGGACCCGAAGCAGCGCAATGACCTGAGTCGTCAACTCACCGCGCGCCAGGGCCAGGAGCGGGGGCAGGTCCGCAATGAATTCCAGAGTCGGGCGGCGGACGCTGCGGGACAGGCCGAGCGCCAGGTGCAGCAGGCCCGCGTGAACGCGATGGCCGAAGGGTCGGCGCGCATCCGTGCCCAGGCCCTCCTCGACATTGCCGAGGTGCGCCGGACCGCGCTCGAATCGGCGAAGGCTTGGCGCGACTTCCCTGCCGAGAAAGCGCGCATCCTCGCTGCTGGGGAAGCCCAGGTGGCGGGTATCCAGGCCCAGGCCAACCGCCAGGCCCTGGAATCTGACAAGAAAGCTGCTGACGCGCGTGCCCGTGAAATTGCAGCCCAGGCGCGTAAAGCTCGTGCCGCACTCCGCGCCCGGCAGGCCGAGGAGCGGGCTGCCATCCGCCAGGAACAGACAGTCCAGAGCCTAGGCCGCCGCCTGGGGAACCTGAACGAGGACTTCGGCCTGAACCTCTCCCAGGGCAAGGTCGCGGCCGGGGGCCTTCAAAACTTCCAGCAGGCGCTCGAAGGGCTGAACGCCGAAATCGGGAAACTGCCGGAAGGGGAGCGTGGCCGCTTCGCCGGGCTGGTCGCCCAGGCCACCGAGCTGGGCAAGCGTGGGGACGCCGCCGTCAAGCTGGGCGAGCAGATCGCCGAGGTCCGGGGCCGCGTGAACCAGATGACGGCCGCCGAACTGGAGGCCGCCCGCGCCCGGTACATAGGGGTGGCCGCTGCCCAGGCACTCGTGAAGGCCATCGACACTCGCCTGCCCACCCAGCGGGCGGCCGAATACCGCAAGGGCGTCGAGGGGCTCAAGGGTGCCCTCTCGGAGATGACGGCCGCCGAACTGGCGAACCGACTCGCCACCGAGCGGAGCACTGATACCCAGGGCCGCCGGATCAAGCTGCTCACCGACGAGATCGAGGCGCGGCGCAAGCTGCGCGACGCCACCCTCGAACAGGGCCGTCTCGAACTCCAGAAGGGTGACGCCGACGCCGTGGTGAGCAACTACGACACCCGGCGCACCCAGGCCCAAGCCCGGGGCGACACTCAGGAACTGCTGAGCATCGAGCAGGAGATGGGCGCCGAGGTCCTGGCCGCCCGGCAGCGCCTCGCCCAGGTGGCGGCCGCGCAGGAGATCCTCCAGGTCCGCGAGAAGTACCGCGGCCTGATCGCCGAGGCTCAGAAACATGGTCAGGACACCGCCGCACTCGAAGCCCAGCGCGACGACCTGATCGAGCAGGCCCGCGACCGGCGCAACGACCTGCAGGTCGCCAACGCTATCGCCTCCGACCAGCAGCTCCTTACCCAGACCCGTGAGGTCACCGCCGAACTCATCCGCCTCGCCAACGAGCGTCAGGACGGAATCGACGCCGTCTCACGCGGCCAGGGCGAAGGCGTGGTTGGCCGGGCGCAACTCGCCACCGACCTCGCGGGTGAGGATCTCTCCGCCCGGCTGCGCGCCGAGCAGCAGTGGGAGGTGCAGGTCCGGGACAGCCGCCAGAACCTCGCCACGCTCACGGCACAGGCCGACATCCGCGCCCAGACCGAGAAGTACCGCGTGCTGGGCGAGAAGGCGACTGGCAACGACGACGAGCAGCGCCGGCTCCAGTTGGAGCTGAACGCCTGGATCATCAGTCGTAATGAAGCCCTGGGCACAGAGATCGAGCGGATCGGTTTCGAGACCGCCCAGAGCCGCCTCAAGGCCGAGCGCGCCCTGGCCGACGCGCTGCTGGCCCTGGACCGAGACCTGATCGACGGCCTCAACCAGCGGGCCCAGAGCGAGGCCTCCCGCAAGCAGGGCCAGTTCGACGCGGACCTCCAGGGGCAACTGCGCGCTGTGGGCGACAACGAGGCCGCCAAACTGACCATCCTGCGGGCCGCTGAAACGACCCGCATCGCTCTCTCCAACCAGAGTGTCAACGCTCGGATGCTCGGCGAACAGGACGCCGAGAACCGCCGCTTCGAGGACCTGCGCCGGCAGGCAATCACGGACGGTACCTGGGCCAGTCGCCGTGAAGTGCTCGAGCGCGAGCATCAGGCGCGCCTCACCGAGATCGGCCGACAGGGGGCCTACGACAAGGCGCAGGCCGTCACCCAGATTCAGCGCGAAGTGGAGGACCAGAACGCGCGTACCCAGGAAAAGAGTGCCCAGAACGCAGCGAAGGGCATCACCAAGGGTCTGAGCGATATGACCCTGGCCCAGCGGCAGGGGGCACGCACCGCCCTGCAGGGCTGGCTGACCACGTTCCAGGCCATGGGGGTGGCCGGGCAGGCAGCGGCCCGGGCGATCCAGGAGGCTCTCGATCAGGTGGCCGAGGCCGATGCTTCGGCGCGGCAGCGCGCAGTGGATCTGGCGGACAAGCTGTTCCCGAAAGACGAGAACGGCCGCTACCAGAACCCCGAGGTCGTCACCCGCAGCCTGGCCGACCGCACCGGCAAGATCGGTAAGGCCGACACCATCGCGGACGCCGAGTCCAAGGGGCGCGAGGCCTACGCCACAGAGATCACCAACCTCCAGCAGGGCATCGCGGACGCCCAGGCCGTTCTCGACGAACTGGGCAAGCTGCCGGTGGACCAGCTCGACGCCCGACAGGCCCTGGCCCTGCGAATGGCGCAGCAGTACCTGCCGATTTTCCGCTCGCAGCTCACCGCGACCCAACAGGCCGCAAGCGACGCAGGCAAAGCGGCGGGCAAGGCCTTCGTGGACGGCCTGTCTGTCGATCTAGTGAAGGCGCAGGACGCGGCGGCCGACGCGGGGCTCCAGCTCGCTGAGGCGAACCTGAAGCTCGCCCGTTCCAGAGGGCTGCCCGGCACGACCGAGTACAACGCGGCCCTCCGCGCGTACCGCGACTACTGGGAAGGCCGGGTCACGGTCCTGCAAGGGGGGCTTGCGGCCGCCCAGGCGGCCGAGAGCACGGCTCGGACCACTCTTAAGGGCGCCAGTACCCCAGAGGCCCGCGCTGCCGCCCAGACGACCCTCACAGCGGCCATCACAGCGACCTCGGTGGCCCAGTCGGCGCTGAACACGGCCACCACGAACTACGTGAGCGGCCAGCAGCAGGTTATCGAAAGCACCAAGACGAGCACCGAAGGGGTGGACGCGCTTGCCGAAGCCCGCCGCGCACTGGCCGGGGTGCTGGGCACTTCGACCTTCTCCTACGAGTCCGAGCTCAAGAGCCTCAAGGACCTGATCGAGAAATACCCTGAGCAGGCCGAGGCGCTGGGCCGAGTCCGGGCCGAGTACGAACGCATCCAGGCCTTGCGCCAGGGGATTGCGAACGTCGACAGCCTGAAACTTGATTTTCAGATCGGATTCAACTCCGGGAAGGAGAACCTTCAGAAAAGCGTCTCGAACCTCGCCCAGGGCTTCGGGCAGATCACCTCGCCGCTGCAACTGTTCTCCGCGATCCTGGACAAGATCAACCCGGCTGGGATGATCCTGGAAGGGATGTTCAGCGTCCTCGAGGAGCCGATCAAGGCTCTCCAGGAACCGTTCAAGATCATCGGGACCCTGCTCGGCTCGGTGCTTGCGCCGCTGCTGGAGCTGCTGGCCCCGGTGCTGCAGGCGGTCGCCAGTCTCTTCGTCATCCTCTACGACGCCATCGCGGCCTTCATCAAGGCCATTACCTTCGGCCTGGTCAACATCGACCGGCGCGACCCGAACGACAGTGCCGAGGGCCGCCGCGAGCTTGCCGGCCGCAAGGGGGACAACGACAGCGCCGAACTGGACGGTCAGTACCGCGAGGGCCTGATCGACCGCAAGTCCTATGAGGAGGGCAAGCTCGCCCTCGTCAAAGCCCGCATCGAAAGGGAGCGTGCGGCCGAACTCGAAAAGGCCGAGGGCAACGCGGCCCTCACGCTGGAAATCAACCGCCGCTTTGACGCCCAGTGGCTGAAGGACCGGCAGGCCACTCTGGACGAGATCGCCGCCTATGACCGCGAAATCGAGGGCATGAACGGCGAGAACGAACTGTCGGAGCTGGAGCGCCGGCGCCGGCAGGGGCTCATCAGCGAGCGCGAGTACCAGGGCGAGAAGTACCGCCTGAAGGTCGAGTCGCTCAACCGCGAGCGGGCCACCGAACTCGCGGCGGCCGAGGGCGACCAGCGCAAGATCCTGGCCATCAACCGCAAGTACGACGGCCAGGTGCTCGACGCCAAACTCGACATGCTCGAGGCGCTGTCCGAGGCCTACCGGAACATCGGGCAGACCCTGATGCAGACGATCACGGGCAGCGTGAAAGACGGCCTGATGAGTGCGCTGAAGGCGGGGAACTTCGGGCAGTTCCGCACCTCGTTCAGGAAAAATCTGCGCGAGGCGATGTTCGAGGCGGTGGTGAGCGCGGCTATCGAGTCGGCGGCGATCCAGGGGCTGCTCAAGCCGGCCATCGACGCCCTGGTGGCGGCGTTCCAGACCGACGACACCTCGGACGACAACGCGGCGATTCAGGGTCTCCTGAAGGCCGGGGCGCAGGCCGAGACGGTGGCCGGGCGCATCTACCGGGCGACCAAGCCACTGCGCGACGCCTGGGGCATTACGGGCGACTCGGGGCAGTCCCAGTCAATGGAAGTCACTGGCACCATTGACACCCCCGAGGTCCGGATCTCGCTGGACGCCCTGGGGATGCTGGCCGGGGTTATCCAGAACGTCATCCCCTCGTATCAGATCGCCATCGCCGGGCACACGCCAGTGCTGGCCGCCCACACGGCCGCCCTGCCGACCTTCTCGACTGCCGTGGATGCTTTCGGGCTGCACACGCAGGCCTACCTGACCTCGACCGGGCTGTTCGGCGGCCACGTCGCGGCGTTCGGTGGGCATGTGACGGCCTTCGGCGGGCACGTCCGCTACCTGGCCGACGCCGTCCGCAGTGGGGGCGGCTCGGGTAGCTCGGGCAGCGGCGGCTATACCCCCACCACAAAGAGGTGAACCCTTGAACCGACAGACCCTGGAAGGCGTGTGGATTCCACGCGCTGACCTCGTGGACTGGGAGGTGTTGATCGGCAGCGAGAGCTACCGCAGCAGCACCCCCGGTCCCATCTCCACGGCCCGCATCCAGCTCGACGGCATCGGCTGTCTGGCGAGCGGCAGCCTCGCCCTCAAGCGTCCGCGCAGCATCCCCCGGCCCTTCAAGCAGCTCGTGCAGGTCAACCTGCTCAGCCGCACGCACGGCTGGGTGCCGGTCTGCCAGGGCATCCTGCCTCCGGCCAAACCCGACGCCCTGAACGAGTGGACCCTGGAGATCCTGCCGCTCGAAGTCGTGGACCTCGACGGCTACTACGACGGCCGCCTGATCACCTACAACACGCTGGACCCGGGGGCCGACAGTTACACCGACACGAACCGCGCCGTGGTCGACCGTGCCCTGAAAGCCAACCCAAGCGCCAGCATCGGCGTGGACTGGACCGGGGCGGTGCTGCTGGCCCGGCCTGGCGACGGTTCCCCCGTGCAGATCTCGCGTGCTCGCTGGTACGACTGGAAGAGCACTGGCGAGGTCGTGCTGCCTTACGGCACCGAGTCCCGCTGGGCGGGGCCAGCCGGTTGGGCGCGGGGCGAGTACAAAGGCATCGAGCGACCTGCCTGGGCACCGAGGAAGGCGGTCGACGCGGGGGAGGTGACCTACAAAGAGGGGGTGCAACCCACCGGGCCCGCAGTGGTCAATCAGCGCGAAGTGATCCTGAGTGACGCGTTTGCCCCCGCGGCGGCGGCGATGCGGTTGACCACGAACATTGGCCCAAACCAACGCCTGATCGAGCGGGACCTGCCTCTCTCCCAGAGTGGTCCGACGGTGCGGCGCGTCTCGGCCAACCAATACGCCCACGTCAGCGTGTACGACCTGCAGGCGTGGTTCGAGGGGTCGGCCCTGGCCGGTCAGGACAATGAACAGCTCACCCAGGCGCAGAGTGCCCTGGCGTTGGCAGATGGGGCGTACAACCTCGCCCTGACGACGCTGGGCGAAGGCCACCCGGTCACCGTACAGGCGGCCGAGGACCTGGCAGACGCGCGGGACGTGGTCCGACTCGCCCAGGTAGATCAGGTGGTGGGGTCGTTCTACGAGCCGCTCTCGGGAAAACTGAGCTACGGCTTCGTCGGACAGAATCTCGGGCCGGGCGTGGTGACCGGCCTGACCATGTGGCTGAGCACCGTGCCCTGGGACGAGCAGGCGGTCGGCGTGCCCGTTGCGGCTGAGGACAACCCTGACCCGGATGCGCCGCTGAGCGAGACGCCCCTGGAGGGGATTGAGGGCGCAGGCATCGTGCATCCGTTCGCCAGTTCGCGGACGCTCATGGTGGCCGAAGCGCCACTGGGTGAGCTGTCTCAGGCCAGTCAGGGCATGCCTTGGCAGCCCAGTGCGCTGACCATCCCGGAGTCGTACTTCCGCAGCAGCATGAAGGTGAAGCTCGCCGCTTCCCTGAACGCGCGCTGGGCATCGAAGCGCGAGGAGGCGGAGCTGGGCCGGGAGGAGGAGGGCACGCTGCCGGACATCCGCGTCACGGTGGGACAGCGCTTCAGCCAGAGCTTCGGCGCCGGGGCGGGCCTTCAGGGCGCGCTGCCGCCTGGGCTGAGTTTCGACGGCGGCCTGCTGCACGGCGCGCCGACCGCAGAGGGGGAATTCGAGGTGACCATCGGGGGACAGAAACACGTGATCTGGGTCTACGGCGCGTCGCCTGGACGCGGCTGGGCTGGGCGCTGGTACTTCCACGTCGCGGCGTGGTGGCAAATCATCTTTCAAGAAGAGACGCAGGCGAACTGATGGGCGTTCAATACGGCTGGCAGATCAAAAACGGGAGTGCGACGTCCTGGAAACTCGTGTCGTATTCCGCGAGCATGTACGGCGCTTTTTACGATTCAGGGGGAACAGCGCAGATCCGCCTCGTGCTGGATGGGCAGGAGGTCTACAAGTTCAGGGACACGAATTACTTCACGGAGAATGTCCACGCGATCTACGGAACAGTGGACATCAGTCTTGCGCCAGGGGCCGTCCTCGACGTGGAGTTTCAGACCCTCGAAACGCCCTTCGACCCCGTCCCCACGGGGTTGGACCCTGACATTCCTGTAGGTCTTGCGATCAGGAACACGCTCGCTCCAGGCCAGCCGGCTGGATCGACCGTTTACGACAAGAGCTTCATCTTCACGGTCACTGATCCTCAAACCAGTGGCGGAGGCGGGGGCGGCGGAAGTGGGGGCGGAGGCGGGGGCAGCAGCGGTGGGGGCGGTGGGGGTACGGTGGAACCCCCCGGCTCCACCGGCCGGGCCACCGTCACCCTCTGGGCCTACCCGCCAGACTTCGGGCTCAAGACCCTCATTCCGCCGCCGCGCCCGGCCGCGCTGGACTATCCGACCACGGCGGGGCCGAACGCCCAGGCGACGCTCGACGGCGCGCTGCTGACCCCGGCGCAGGTGCCGGACGCGGAAGGCGGGCTGCTCGACGTGGCGAACGTCGAGTTCACGCTCTCCGCTGGCGCCATCGAGACGCAGGCGACCATCGGCATCCTGCCCTTCCAGGAGAGCGGGGTGTGATCGGCGAGGGCTGTGGCGAGCGGTACTCGGTCATCACGGAGGACGGGTACGGCTACCAGTTGCCGGGCACGCTGGAGCCGTCGCACTGGCTGGGGGCGCTGCACCCGGCTGTGCACGGGTTCCCGCTCAGCGACGTGCAGGTCCGCACCGATGACTACAAGCGGGACGCCGTCCCACTCTCCCTCGCAGGCGACATCCACCTCGGGACCGAGACGACCATGCACGACCTCGCCGCCGAGATCCAGTACTGGGTCCAGTTGGCGAGGTGGCTGCAACGCGCCGACCGGGCCGTGACCCGGCTCCTGGAGGGGAACGACATCGAACTGGGGCCGAGCGGGAAAAAGAGCAAGAACGCGACCCTGCGGGTGGTCGTGGTGCAACAGGACCGGCGCTGGTTTGGGCCGGATGGTCGGGAGGTGACCGGATGAAGTACCAGTTCATGGGCGACGTTCTCGGCGCCGAGAACGCGGAGGTGACGGCCACCCTGACCTACCTGGGCGACTACCGTGACCCGGACGGCGCGCTGCCGCCGCCTGTGCTGCTGTACCGCCGCGCGCCGGGCAGTGGCTGGGCAGGGCAGCCCGGTGGCGGGCCGGCGTGGGTCTGGGGGCCGGAGCTGCCTGGGCAGCCGGTCCCGAAGGTCCGGGTGACCTATGTGGTGCTCCAGGCAGGCCTGCCGCCCCTGGCCCGCACGGTCGAGCGGCGGGTGCTGCCGAACACCGACCAGCCCGGCTACTGGGACTTCACGCGGCCGGATACCGAGCAGCCCTCGTGGAGCGGCGGGAATGGCACGCCGACGCCGGTCGAAGTGCAGCCCGGCCAGGGCCCACAGGGCGAGCGAGGCGCAGGCTGGCTGCACGGGCGCGGTGCCCCGACGGCGGGCCTGGGTGGCGCCGGCGACCTGTATCTCGACACCGGCACCTGGGACGTGTGGACGCGCGGCGTCGGCGGCTGGGTCATCCAGGGCAACCTCAAGGGCGGCGCGGGTGGGCCGGGACCGCGAGGCCTGAACGGGCGCGGGGTCCCGGCCCACACCACCGCGCAGAACGGCCACGCCCTGGTGGCGGACGGCTCCCCCGAGGGGGCAGGTTGGAAGGGGCTGACGCTGGCCGCGCTCACCGACGTGGATGTGACCGGGCTCCAGGACGGCCAGGTCCTGGTGTGGGACAAGGTCGCTGGGCTTTGGCGACCCGGTGCGGGCGGCGGTGGTGGGCAGACTGACTACCCCGTGCTGGAGAACGGGATCTCCCAGGAGGCGGTGCTTTCCGCGAGCAACACCTATCTCCAGACCTTCCAGTTCGACGTGCCGGTGGGGATGACCTCGCTGGTGGTCATGTCGGACAGCCCCAGCGGGGAGCCAGCGCTGTCGCTGGACTTCAACCTGCCGCCGGATGACAACCGACCGGCGATGTACAACGTGCCGGCCAACACGGCGATCACCGTGGCCTCGCCTGATGCGGGCCGCTGGTACGTCTCGCTGGGTGCGACCACCGCGTTCTCGGCGAACGTGACGGCCTACTGGTCAAGCGACTCGGGGTCTGAGTACTCGGTCATCACGGACGCGGAGGGCTACCAGACGATCACGGACGCGACGGCGACGACCGACGCGGAGGGTTACCAGATGGTGCAGGGCGCGTGGATCACTGAGGACGAGGACGGGTTCCACACCCTGAAGAGGAGTTGAGATGAACGCAGGACCGTATCCGACAAAAGCGATGCACATGCAGCTCAAGACGCGGGTGACGAATCTGGAGAATGGCGGGGGCAGTGGGGCTGGTCTGGTTGGAAATGTGGACGGCCTACCCCTGATCCTCCCGACCATGCAGCGCATCGAGTCCGATGCCCTCGTGCGCATCCCGGTCTCCGAGGGCGCCCCCCCGACCATCATCGAGACGATGTTCGAGTACATGTACTACACGCTGCCCGTCCAGCAGTACAGCCTGAGCACCATCGAACTGCGGGTGCCGAGCACCTACGACCATGTCGCACATCCGCTGAGTTTCATGGTGGGGTCTGCGGGCACTCAGTACGGGCAGTTCCTGCAAATCGCGGACCTGCAGGTGGCCGAGGCCGGGGCCATGAAGCAACTGATCTACCGCTTCCGTCGCCCCACCATCCTGTACGGCGGCTTCATCCAGGTGAACACGCCGAAGAACTCGCAGAACATCGCCTACAGCCTGCCGGTCTTCGACCTGTCGAACATGCCCCCCTCGCCCGCTGGGCTGAGCGTGCGGACGTATGGCGACAACAACATGGGCACGAGCGAGAACCGCCTGAGCCACGGCTTCGGAATCGAGCTAGAGCCAAGCTCGGTCTACCCAATGCATGAGGTGGGCGGGGTGCTGCACCCCCGACAGTTCCCGGTGTTCCTGCAACCGACGCCGCAGAATCCAGGGCAGAACACGGACAGCGGCCTGGGCCTGGAAACGGGGGTGGAGGTGGTGTGGCCGGCAGATGGCACGCCATATCTGCACGTCTACCGGCGCGCGACCTACGGCAACGCAGGGCAGCATTACCACCTGCCGCTGACCCCAGGCCTGCCGCAGGGAGGGAGCTGAGATGGCCGCTGGCCCTTACGCCACGAAAGCGCTGCTCCAGGCCCTGGAAGCGCAGGTGAACGCGACGACGCAGGTGCTGGGCTACAACACGGCGTCGAAGCGTGCAGACGGGAGCTACACGTACTACGGTCTGTCCCTGTCATCGACGTATGCGGCTGATGTGTTCGTCGGGGTGCAGTTCGAGAGCGCTGGGGTGGCGGCGTTGGCGCTGAGCAAGTTGCAGCAGCTTCAGGTGGCCGACCCAGGGACGCAAGAAGTGCTGGCGGTATATCCGGCGGCGCAGGTGTTACGCCTGGGCCGCCGCCTGATCGTCCCGCCCGTGCGGCCGCCGCCCCAGGCGGTGTCGATGGAGGTGACGCTGCGCTTTCCGGGCGGCGTTGACTTGCCCCAGTGGAACGGCATGCAGGCGATGTCGGGGTTTGGCCTGTACGGCAGCACGACCGGGGTGGACAGCGTGTACTCGCCGGCGAACGTGGACGTGTCGCTGCTGCAGGTACCGTTCCGGCTGCGGCCGGGGCAGTTCCTCCCGACCCCGTATCTGCCGGGGCCACAGCCTGCGCCGCTGGCGCTGGAGGTCGTGGACAACGGATATCTGGACGCGGCGCCGGTGCTGCGGTACCGCACGAGCGAGGGGAAGCTCTACAGCTGGCCCGCGCCCACGCTCGTCGAGGACGAGGGCGTCGGCGGTGGCGCAGGCGGAGGCGGAAGCAGCGCGAGCTGACCTCTGTGCCCTGCGCCTTTTCTTGCCCCCACCGACCCGGTCCGGTGGGGGCCTTCGCATTCATGGCCGGGCGAGGTGCACATGGCATTCAGAGACATCCTGAAGATCAAGGGGCTGGCCGACTTTTTGACGGCGCTCAAGGCGCGCGTCTTGCCCTACTTTGTCGGAGACGACGATGAAAGCTTCACGCCGGTCAGTCGCGCTAACCCTTTCCCGGTCGAGATCGTCAAGGACAGTTCGGGCGGCAGCTCAGGCGAGAGCGGGGGCGGAAGTGGGAGTGACCCGGACAGCGCGCGCGAGGTCACGCTCGGGCAGGTCCGCGCCTCGGTAGGCACCCTGGCGACCCAGGCCGGGTACGAAGGCCTGCACGTCCGGCCGCCCGAGGTGGTGGGGTGCTACACGTCCTTGGTGACCGTCACGGCGGTCGCGGCGAATATTCCGACCAACGTCCTGTTCCATGAGGCAACCGTGCATGTGGTTTCGGGCACGATCCGGCGCAGCATCGGCGGCGAGGCGTCGGCGCAGACGCCACTNCCGACCAACGTCCTGTTCCATGAGGCAACCGTGCATGTGGTTTCGGGCACGATCCGGCGCAGCATCGGCGGCGAGGCGTCGGCGCAGACGCCACTGCTTTCGGCGGGGGACTCCGAGGAGATCCGGGGGCGGGAGCTGCTCGCCTACCGGGTCGTGCGGGAGGGCGCGGTGGACGCGCAGCTGTGCATCGAGTACCGCACCCTTGCCCAGCCCACGCCGCCGCCCCCGGTCGAGGAGGTCTGAGATGGGGACGATCACTCGCAAGCCGGTCGCCAATGAGGCCAAGCTCGATAACCACGACGGCCGCCTGAGCTTCCTGGAGACGCCGCAGCTCAAGGGTAAGCGCCTGGAGGGCTTCAGCTGGTACCGGGCGTTCCGGTTGAACAACGTCCCCAATGAGCCCAACTCGCCGGGTGAGGGCACCAGCGTGGTCTTCCAGATCACGGGGCAGTCCGACTTCGGAAACACGGCCAACACGCAGACCAGCCGCATCTTCGCCTCATTCGGGGTGCGCGGCGGGGACATCGTGCCGGTCCTCGAGGTCCACGGCAACCGGCGCCTGAGCAACCGGGGCGAGAGCATGGGCTTCCGCGTGTACAAGAACGTGGACGGGTACTACTGGCTCTACATCCGCACGGCGGTCTACAGCGCCGGCACCATCCAGTGGTACATCCCCAACGAGGACGCGGGCAACACACCCTTCCAGATCACGGACACCATCACGCACAACGGCGCGGAGTGGGTCATTCCCAAGCCCACCGGCTCGGGCGAGCTGATCTGGGATTACGACACGGCCGAGTCCTTCCAGCCGCTGATGATCGGCAAGGGCTACGCCCTGACCTCGACCGACCTGACCGGGCTGATGATCGCCGGGCCGGTTGGAGACTTCCCGGTCACGGGCGGCCTCCCGGCGCGCTTCCCGATCAACCGCGCCGTTCTGGACAACACCGGCCGAGGTCAGCCGGACCACAGCTATAAGCCGGCCGACAGCGCGCGGGGGAACACCGAGCTGGGTCAGGGGCTGTACCACTACACCCTGGAGATCGCGGTGAAGGGTGGACAGGCGGGGGCGGTCCTCTCGGTCTTCCCGCAGCGCCTCGGCGTGGGCGTGCTCCTGGCCCACAAGCGCACCCTGCGTGGCGGCGACGAGACGTTGACCATCACCGGGACGATCCCTCTCCACGCCTGGCAAAACCTCTGGTTCGACCTCGCGTGCGATCAGAACTACACGGTGGGCGTGGACAGCCTGCTGACGGTTCACCGGGGGTACGGACAATGATCGACTACATCCCCACGCCCGAGCCCGTGCGCGAGGTATACAGCACGCTTCCTGAAGGCCGCGCCCTGACCCCCGAGCAGGCCCAGGCCCTGCGCTGGCTCTACCCAGGCGCAGCACTTCTCCAAGTTGGGGAGGTGGTGTACGTCACAGCCTGGACTCTGCCTATCCCCCAGCCGACGGACGCCGAGCTGGAGGCTGCCCTGCCCGCAGCCCAGGCGCACGCGGCCGACCGGGTGGAAATGGATGAGATCGGGGCAGAGCTCTTCGAGCGGTACACGCTGCACGCCCGCGCCCTCGCTCTTGGCAAGGTGTCGACTGCCAAGGAAATTGAGGAGGAGGCCACCAGCCTTCTCGCCTACCAACAGGAGATCCGAGACCGTGCCCCGACCAGTCCTTCCTAAACGCTGCGACTTCTGCGGCGACCGCTGCGTAAAACAACCCTCCGGCTACTGGTTGTGCGTGCTGCCCGAGGGCTGCGGCTGGAGCGACGATCCGAGCACCATCCAGCCCCAGGCGGCCGCGCCCCAGACGGTCGAGCTCGCCCCGGCCAGCGAGGCCTCCGCGGAGAGCTGAGCAATTCCCCTAAGAGACAGGCTCATCAGCCCTTTATTCCGCCCCAGCGCCCGGCCTGGGGCGGTTCCCTTATGCCGGGCAGAAAGGAACCGCCATGAAACGACACCCGGCCCTGCTGCTCCTCAGCGCCGCCCTCATCCCCGCCGCCGCCGTCGTAGTCGTGACTAGCCCCCCCGGGTGCCGCCTCCAGGTCATCCCGGATTACACCTGGGCCGTCACGTACAAGGCCGTCCTGCGCCTAAGCCCCGGCTGTATGGACGGTACCGCCCTGCGGGTCCGCAAGAGCAGCACCCAGAACGTCCGCCGCGAGGGTGCCCCCTATCAGCCCATCAAGCCCATCCAGGGCGCCTGGACCTTCGGCAAGACGTCCACCGTCCCGAAGAACGAACTCTGGACCGTCTACACCTGGCGCTGGGAGTGGTGGGACGCCCAGGCCTGGAATCCCCGGACCCAAACCCCTGGCCGCTGGACGGCCGCCGAGGTGCTCAATGCCACGCCTTAAGCGCGCTGTCAGGGCGGCCCTCCAACCTCTCAAGCGGGCCGCCCTGTACACCCTGCGGGCGGGGCTTCCCGTAGGCGGGGAGTTCTGGGACGGCGTGGCGTGGTTCGGGCGCATGGTGCTGATCGTGGTGCACCTGTCGTTCGCACTGCCGGCGCTGTATCGGCCGAACACGCCGCTGCTCCTGCCCAGCTACAGCGCCTTCGACGACGTGGTGCCCTTCAACTGGTGGGGCCTGATCGGGCTAGGCATCGCCTTACTGCTTTGGCTCCTGCCACCCCGAGTGCCCTGGGGCATTCTCAGCACGACCATCAGTGCGGGATACATGTATTTCGTCGCGGCGCTGTTCTGGCAGGCGGTGGGATCGATCAGCGCAGTGAACCTGTACTTCAGCGCGGGCGCCCTGTCGGGGCTGCTGTTGATGCGGGCGCTGTGGGCCTGGTTCGAACCGCAGCCCTGGTTCCGAGAGCACGTCTTGAAGCAGCCTGTCTCGAAAGTGGGCCGTCATGGCGGATGA